ATGCTGGAAAACAGTGAAAAAGGGTATAATGTAGTCAAAAAAGCATGCACAATTATGCACAGCTTGGTTGACGATTGGAAGCCGCGCCCCTGCACTTCCCGCCCTGGAAAACCGTGGCGGGTTGTCATCCCGGAACGCATATCCCACACGGGGAAACAGACCTCAAAATATTTCGCCACAAAAGGCGAGGCTGAAGGATATATTGCGGAACAGATACGCAATTTGAAACGTTTTGGAACGGTAAACGGAAAAACGATCGATCTTGATGCTTATAAGTGGAACGCGGTTGATGAAATACTGTCAGAAATAGGGGTGACGCCTTTAGAGGCCGCCACCCATTACGCGGCGCTTGTGAAGCGGGCGGGCTCGGTGGCAAAGCTGGGAACATTAGTAGAACTGGGGCGCGGGGTGGCGCCGCCGGACGCGGATATGTCCCCCTCCCTCCGGGAACTTGCCAGCACGGCCAGCACGGCTAAAGCGCACAACAGCCGCGTGACGGTCCTGTCCCGGAAAACGCGCCTGGGGCGCCTGGAACGTCTTTGCCCGGATCTGGTGGCCAGACCATGCGCGGCCATTACGCCGGCCATGATCCGGGATGCCCTGGACACATGCCACGCCGGCCACCCTACCAGCTGGAACAACCTGAAGCGCGAGCTTGCCACCCTGTTTAACTTTGCCATCAAGCGCGGCTGGATCATTAAAAATCCCGTGGATCCCATAGACAAGCTTCCCGTCCAGGAAGCGGAAATAGTGGCATTGACCCCGGATCAGTTGACCGCCTTGTTCCGGGCATGCTCGCCGCCCCAGGAGATAGACAGGACGGCGCCGGTTTATCGGCGGCGCGTGGCGGCCCAGGACACAACGGATTTACGTTTGTATGTCGCCCTGGGGGCCTTTGCCGGCATCCGTCCCTGGGAACTTACCCGGCTGACATGGGCGGATATCTCCCTGGAGGACGGCGTTGTTTCCGTCCGGGCCAAACATTCCAAGACCGGCGGCGCCCGCCATGTGACTATTCAGCCCGTGCTGAAGGCGTGGATCCTGGCGTGCCGGCCACACAACGCGGGCCCGGATGATCCCGTCATCAATCCGCGGGATCTGAAAACGCGCCTGTTTGCCCTCCGCACCCGCGCCGGCTATTCTCCGGAAAATCCCTGGCCGCATGATTGTTTAAGACATTCTTTTGCATCCTACTCCATGAAAGCCGGGCATGATCTGAACCAGTTAAGCCATGATATGGGCCATGTCGGAACCGACTTGTTGAAAACCCGTTACCTGAATATGCGCGGGCTGACCAAAGATTCTGCCGCGCGTTACTGGTCCCTGACGCCGGAATATCTGGCCACCGGCGGCGAAACAGCCGGCCACACGGCTTGACGGGACAAAAAAGGGAGATCCCGGAAGGGGGATCTCCCTTGAAGAGCCGTCTTACATACGCGGTTCGGAAAGAATGACTACATTATATTGTGAAGACACGGCGTCTTCCCGGCGGCCAAAGGTAAAGACGCGCCCGGAACTGTCCACAAATTGCCGCCCCTTGAGCTTCCGCAGTTGATGCCCCATGCTCTGATTCTGGTTTTTGCCGCTGCAAATAATGTCCACCAGCCCCAGATCCCCGGCCACGCCCATCACAGCTTCCACCGTGTACAGGTGCGTCAGCTGCGTATGGGGCGCTTCCGGCGTTTCCGGCTGTATCTTGTCCGCAAGGGCCACCAGCAGCCGTTCCAGGGCATTCCCCCGGACGTCCCCGCCGTCCGTGGTGGCCGGGCGTTTGGTAAAGGGGGAGATAAAGCCCGCCGTCATGACGATGGATCCCACTACCTCCGAAAATCCTTCAAAGGACGGCATGGCGGACGCGGAACACACGGACGGACAGCCCTGTTCATTCCAATGCCAGACCAGGGACCACAAGGCCATAAGCATTTCCCGGCGCCATTGCGGGCGGCTGAATACTTTTTCCGTTAATGGATTGGCAATGTTTTTTTCGACGGACTTGCACACGTCAAACAGGTCAATAATCAGGCTGCGTCGCTCAATGTCCGGCGTTACCGTCAAATTGTTCCCCGTGCTGACAATCTGCATGCGGTTGACCCCGCAAAACTCCTTATTGCCTCCCAGGACGCGATCAGATATTGCCTCGCTGGTGGCATACTGGTTCAAAGTCGTACTGCTTAAATTGATCAGGTCATCAATGAGGACATACGGCGCCCCGGAAATAAGCTTGGTAAACAACAGCTTTTGCAGGGCGGCGTCATCCTTGGGAAACGGCGTGGCGTTCGGCACTCCATAAATGGGCCCTAGCGCAAATTTGGCAAGCAGCGTTTTACCCGTCCCCGGCTGGTTGCCTATAATAAGAATCATGGGTTGTCGCCCGATCAGGTGGCGGCAGAACTGCCCCAGCATATACGCCATGAAGCAGGATGCGGAACGGATATGCGTGATAGGCCCGGCGGATTTTTCCGCCCATGGGAAGGACGCCAGGGCTCTGTTCATCGCCCGGAGAACAGCATCCACCGGCCAAACCTTGTTGGCGTCCCATGCCACGGTTTCCGCGCTGTAAATGCGCGTGGCCGGATCATAGCCGGCGGGCAGGATCCGCAGGAAGCGCTCTCCCTTGGGCCCTACGCCCCAGGCGGGCAGACGCACGGGCATGATTTCCGCAATTTCCGGCACGGCGGCCCGCAGATAATCACTCGCCAGAATCAATTCCGCCATATTTTTTCCCATGCTTTCCACCGGATCTTCCGCACTGGCGGAAAAGGTCATGTATTGTTCGATCCACGTTGTGAAACGCCGGGGATCCATGGGCCTTTTTTCAAGTTCCGTCGTCGTTTCCCCGTCCTGGTTGGTGCTCTTGATGGTGCTGATGGTCACATACTCGTCATGATACCGGTACAGGGCGCCGCTTGGCAGGTTGTCCGCTACCGCCTGGGCGATCAGGCTCACTTGCTGGTTGGTGCGGATATTGGGGCGTCCGTCCACCATGACGGGCGCCGCGCCTAATATTTGCGCGGTGGTCAAATCACTCATGATCTTGCCGCCTTTCTCGGTTGCCGCGCGGGCATGGTCAGGATGGGAACGCCGTGGACCGCGCCGGGGTTCAGGTAAAGCAATTCCTGCAGGCGCGGTTGGTCGTATTTGAAATAGGTTCCGTTTTCCCCGGTGGCTCCGTGCCTCATGCAGCCGGGCAGGCGGGACAGCCGCACAGGCGTCATGGCCGCGGCGTCCGCTCCCACGGCGGACAGCCGCAAGACGTATTCTGACTTAATGGCGTTGAATTCCTCCGGCGTGGCGGCGGAAATTTTCACCAGGGCATGGACGGATTTCCCGCCGCTGGTGTAAACGGCCACAACCGGATCCGCAAGCTGCACCAGAATTTTCAGCCATACGTCCGCGGTCAGTACGTCGCTTTCCAGGACCAGGAAGGGAAAGGACGTGCAGCATGCCGCATGCCGCCGCCCCGGCATCAAATTTCCCATGGCATCCCGCTTGCCGGGGTTAGGTTCCCATTTGCCCGTCACGGGCGCCGTTAAGTACCAGACGCCGGCATCCCCGCCGGCAGGCAGACGCGGGGCTTTCACGGGCTCCACGCCGGGTTTCCGCCCCAGCTTGTAAACGCCATCCTTCACGATATACATATATTGACCCTGGGAGGCAAAGGCCGTGAATACCAGGATCCGCGCGCCGGCGGGATATAGTTCATTCAGCAGCAGTTCCCCCCAGGCGCGGGGATTGCCGGGGATTTCCACCGGGCTATGATCCCTCAGCCAGTCAAACGTGATTTCTTCCTCCACCCGGCCCGCCAGCGCAAGGGCCAGATCTTCATTCAATTCTTCCGCTTTTACCTTCCGCGCCTTGGGCGCCGGGGGCAGGGGACGCTGGTATTTGGGGGTTGCCTTGCGGGTGCTGCGGGCCCCGCGTTCCTCCGCGCTGATAGCCCGGTAAAGCACCCTCATGAAGTCGTCGCGGGCGCTCTGGCAGGATTGATGGAAGCAATATTCATGCGGTTTTCCTTCGCCGTCAAACCAGATCCGCCAATCCCGCGGCCCGCTTTGCGTGGTATGCAGCGCGGCGCCGGGGCAGGGGGCGCACCCGTCTTCCCCGATTGGATAGCCTAAAATTTCCTCGGCAAGTTCCTTGTGTGATTTCATGCGTGAAATTTGAAAAGTGAAAGTTGGTCAGGATAGTTCATCCACAGGCATTCCACCCGTTTTTTTCCCATGCCGGCGCGGGCTCCGTAGCTGACCTTGCACCAGCCGGAAAGGGCGTTGTTGTAAAGCGCGTTGTCGTACCCGCACAACACCACTTTCCCCCGGCAATCCAGCAATAACCGGAGAAGTTCCACATGCTGTTTGTCCGTGAATTCGTGCGTGTAGGATCCTTCACGGGTGCGGGTGCTTTTCAGGTAGGGCGGATCAATGAAATGCAGGGTTTCCGGGCCGTCATGCCGTGAGATCAGTTCCAGGGCGTCCCGTTGTTCAATGTACACGTTCCGAAGCCGTTCAACGGCCTTTTCCAGCGTTTCCGGAAGGTTTTTCCAGTCAGCCGCCACCGTGGGTTGACGGTTCCGGCTCACCCGGAAGCCGGAAGAAGCGTCCCGGAATGCGTCATTGGCAATGCCGAACCAGGAGCGCACCAAAAAGCGGCGGGCACGTTCCACGGGATCCTTGACTGGCCAGGCATGGTTCAGTTCTTCCCGGCTGTAAGGCGTCAATCGGATAGCGTCAATAAGTTCCCCGGAATTCCCATTCCTCAATACCCGGAAAAAATTCACCACTTCCCCGTCCAGGTCATTATAAATTTCCACCGCGGAAGGGGCCTTATTCAGCAGGACGCCGGCGGATCCGCCGCACGGTTCAAGATAACAGAAATGCGGCGGGAAGTGTTCAATGATTTCCCGCGCGTATCGGTTTTTCCCTCCTAAATATCGCAGTACGGCTTTCATTTTTTATTCAATGACTTATGAAAAAAATAAGTTAATTGTTTTCCCGTCGCATATATAACTTTGAAAATATTTCATATTTAGAGCAACCCACGCTTGGTTTTCATTTTTTCTGAAATAAAGAATTTCATTTTTCCCGGCGTTTATATCCACTTTTCCAATCAGGTCTTTTGCAACTTCATAGGAAACAAACATTGACGCACAAGGGCCGTTTTTGAAAACAGGATTATAGATGCGTATTTCAAATTCATTTTCAGGATTCATTTTTTTACAGGGTAAATTCTTTCCCGTACAACGCTTTATATATATTGTTCCTTTTTTTCCGGGCGGTACGAATATCACATGTTTTCAAGTTGATATTTAGCGATATGATATGTTTACGGTCTGTGATCAGAATGTTGAACACGTACCCGTTTTCATTGAGCCGCAGGCAATAATCTTCATCCCCCGGATCATGAATTACTCCAATAAGCGTATATCGTTTTTTCATTTTATTATTCCTTTAACTTCCAATACCTTAAATTTGATCATCCACACCCAGGGATCCGCTTCCCCGCCGTCGTGCAGACGATCCCACAGCGTGAAAAAGGAATCTCTGGCGCGGATGCACATGCTTTCCGGGTCCAGATAGTTTTTCCAGCCGGTGGAGGACGTTTCTTCATCGTAAAAAATGCTTTCAATTCCTTCCGCCATGGCTTCTTCTTCAGTAATGGATTGTAGTTTCCTGACCTCAATATCAGTTATTTCCAGCAGAATCCGCGAGGCGCAACGGGGAAGGAACATGGCCTGACGCCGCCGCAAGACAGATCTGTCCAGCCAGGGCTTCACCCCCGCTTTCCGGCAGTCTTCCAGGCATTGTTCTTTCAGGCAATCCAGCCAGGCGGCAGAATAACCGCCGCCCGGCTCGCATACCTTCCGGGCCCCGTCAGCCAGGTATTCCACTTCAAAGCCTCCCCATGGCAGGAATAACCCTATTTTCCAGGGTTCCCGCACCCATAGCCGTTCCCCCGGCTTCCCATAGGGGCATTTCACCACAGGATCCAGCCCAGGCGGGCATTCCCCGCGCGGATCCTGGAAAACGGCGCGCCAGATGCCCGGCTCTTCTTTTGTAAAATGACATAGTTCCCAGGCATCTTCCCCCAGGGGGATTTTCCAGTCCGGCCAGCCATTGAAACGTTCTAAGCCCCGCGTGCGGCTGGTCTGTGTTTTCCAGCCTTGCAGCAGCGCACGCACCATATCCGCGGAAAAGGCAATGGGGCGTTCTTTGATACATGTTTTCATAATATATTGAAGATTATTTTTTTATTTCATCAATCAGGCGCAAAATTTCTTTCTTGTGCCGGTAAAGCACATCTTCCCCCACGCCCAACCGGTCACATAGTTCCCGCCAGGTAAAGGAGCGGGGATCCCCTATCCCAAGCAGTTTTACCAGGATGCCGGCATTAAGCGCCAGATGCCACAGGGTCAAATCCATGCTGCCGGGATGGACGCGCAGCAGCCGGAAAAACTGTTTCACCACGTTTTCCCGCTTGGCGTGGTAGTATTCATCCAGCAGCACAAGCTGATCCTCCGTGAATTCCTCACGCGGAAAATCAGCGGGCAATCCTTCCCCCGCTTCATTTTCCGCCGGCGGATGAAAGGGAAGCTGTTCCAGATCCTTCACCTGCACGCGCAAATACCATGCGGCATATTTGTTGCTCATAAAAACGCTAATTGTTAAGCACTCCGAGTTTTATTTTATTCTTTTTCAAGGTCATGTGGAGATCCACAAACAGGGACGCTCCTATTTTCACCATGACCAGCGTTCCGTTGTTGCGCCAGGTCCGCAACGTTTCTTTGCTGGGGGCGCTGTCCGGCAGGAACAGGCCCGGCGTTTTGGGCAGATCGTACAGGCGGCAAAAGCGGGGCAGATATTTGATCTGATCCCCAGCCGTTTGCACGTTCCCCACGGCCACCACGCTTTCAGGATTCACTTGTTCCATTTTCGTTGCTGGGCTTGAATTCACATTTCGCATAAACTCCGGCAATCCCCATCATTTGTTCCAGATTCTTCAGGGGGATTTCAGAGCATCCCAGGCCCTGGGCCAGAAGAATTTCCGTAACCAGCGAACCGGCCAACGCTTCCAGTTGCACACGTGGCAGACCTTCCACCAGTTCCCGCGCATTGTTGATAACGTTTTTTATGATGTCGTCCGGGGGAATGTTAGAGAGCCTTTCATGGATGATATTGATGTTCCGTGCATCCCCAGGGGTGCCCGGATTGAATGCTGTATTTATTTTCATGATTCTAATCGGTTGTTTATCTCAAATTCAGGTCAGGATCCGCGCCGTTGACCACTACGGGGGCGGGAGTGGGGAACATTGCCGGCGCCGGGCATGTTACGGGCTCAGGGGCCGGGACAGGGGGCAATGCTGCCGGGGTCATGTTCCGTCCCTGACGGGTCAACGCTTCCCTGGTCAACAACGTGGAAATATCTATTCCCGCCTGCGCGGCCTGAATGGCGAGAGTTCCAAACGTTAGTGCCGGAATTTGCAGGGTGATATTACTATTATCCGTAATTTTGTTTCTCATAGCTGGACTAACAACTATGAAAAATCGTAAAAAACGTCAAGTCTATATTTCGTATTTTTCGGAAATTGCAGTTTTCACCCTTGCTAATTATTCAAGATTTTAGTAAACCGTCACGCATGGATTATTCTGTTGAAAGCATAAAAAAATGGTTAAAGGGTGCCGGAAAAGATCGTAACTGGTTGGCAAAGAAGCTTTATGTTAGTAAATCTACTGTTGATAATTGGTTAGCTCCTTCTACTCCTACGCCAATACCCAAAGCGAAGCTTGCTTTCATTCAACAGCTCATGGAACAATCAAAAACTATTGAAAATAAAAAGGTTAATTATGATGATGTTCTTACTTTTCCCGTACGTCTAACGCCGGAGGAATGGAAAGCCCTTCTTCCCCCGGATATTGATCCGTCAGACTATGCCGCCGCGGAAAGGCATATCCGCAACCTTCTTCAATCCATCGTGGATTCTACCCCACCCATGCCGCGCCCCCAAGAGCCAGACGACAACGCATGACCGCTTTTGAATCTGGGCATAAAAAAGGCCGGCATCAGGGAAAGAAGCCGGCCTTTTCAAATTTTTAGTTATCCCTTAACCTCTTCCAGAATCTGTTCCTTAGGCTTTCCTGTTTCCTTTTCTGCTTCCTTCCAGAAAACTTCTTCTGGAATGACAAGCGTACCTGAATCGGGTTCAAAGGCATGAGCAAGCTTCCCGCCAATCTTATCATATTTGTAAGCGGGAGACCCTTCTTCACACCAGATCAGCAAATCAGGACGGGCACCTTTCCCGACAACCCCGCCGCCCAACATCTCCACAATCTTTTCAAGGTTCTTTCGCGGCCCTGTTGATGACTTGCCCGTAAATTGGCACCATGTACGCTTGAACGCCGGGAAATTTTCTTCTTCATAGTTCCCCTGAAGCTGTTTTTCCACATGGTAAGAAGAAAGCGCAAGCACAGCCCCACGGCACAGGGATCTAAGAAAAAGCAGAAGCCGCAAACGGTTCTCTTCATTCTCAAAATACGCGGTGAACATGCGCCGCATTGCGTTGAAAGGATGCCATGCAAATTTCTCGTCCGGTAAGAATTGAGCCAAATAAGACATGTTTTCCCGTGTTGCGCTTTCTTCACCGGCGAAAACGAAGAAATTCCGAAGCATGTTGACCCATAAATGGTTGTAATAGAATAAATATTCCGTTTCCGTCTCAATGTCATTCCGCTTCTTGATCATGTCAAGAGCAAGCTCCCCAATTTCCCGTGCGGTTTTTCCTTCCTTCAGGGCAAATAAGACGTTTGATGCTCCTTCTTCTTTTCTGACGCGCGTCAATCCCTTCATGGTATCAGGAATATGTTCTGCATCAGGAGTAATGCCGCCCATGTCACAGGCTAGCGCATACCCGGCGATCTCAAATAAATAGACATCCGTTTTCCGGCTCCCGCAATTCCGCGCATACATGGGCTCATTTTCATCAAATGGCAAAGTCACCGTAATCATAACTATTTTTCATTAACGGTCTTCTTTCCTGTTGGCAACCAAAAACCACAGAAAAATGTTATTTCTGGACAGAAAACGGCATATTATGCTATCACGAACGCATGATAAAAAATCTGTTTTCTATACTGATAGCGTCCTGTCTGGCTCTTCCCGCCGTTGCGGGAAATATTACTGTCCCAACATTGACTATCGGTAATGATACTTACAAGAACGCTACCATTTCTTATAAAGGCGGCCTGACGGCAAAAATCAGTCATGACGAGGGAACGAAAAGCATACCTGTATCAAAACTGGCTCCGGAACATCAAGCTGCGCTTGGCATCACTCCGGAAATTATTTCCAGGGAAACGGCTAAGATGGAAGCCCTGAAAGAAAAAGCATTGGAAAAAAAGAAAAAACAGGCTGAGGAAAGAGAACAGACAAAGGAAAAATTGCGTGGCTTCTTGAATGAATTAAACCGTTCCGAATATTATCAGCTGGCCGTATATGGAACTTATAAGAATGGAATCCTGGTACATCCTTATTCTTATTATGATGGGAATTGCGTCCATGAGCACACAAGCGTCAAATATATTGTTTTAGGAATTCCGAAAAAGGGCATCACAAAAGACACGTTGTTAAAAATAAAAGCGATTCCAAACGGACATGTTGAAATGGATGGAGAAAGAATACCTGCCCTCAAATTCCTTCTTTATGAGAATGAGGAAAAGGCATTCCGGAAAGCTAGTCAACAAATGTTGAAAATGAATTAATTGTTATATTTTAATCATGATTTTATATAATTATATCTTTTGTTTGTGTATATAATGAGAGAGAAAATGTATCAAAGAGTCGTCATGAAATTATTATTATTTGTAATTTTTGCTGTTATTGCTTATTTTATTCTCTCGCTTTTCTCTGATGCGAACTTGGTACAGAATACTATCTTACTTTTAGCCGCCTTTATTACATGGTGGATATATCACGATAGTAAAATAAAGGATATATCTAAAGCCGCAACTATTCTTGCCCTTCAAATAAAAGATATAGAAAAAAATATTGAGTATCTGTTTTCAGAAGGTTTAATAAATGGAGCTATTCAAGAAAGACCTATTCATTATTCTAATTTAATATATGAGGAGAATCAATGGGATAAATATTCTTACCTAATGGCTGGTCTTCTATCATCGGAGGCTTTTGAAAGAATTGATTATTTCTTTAAAGTAGCACAACGTGTTCGAGAACAGCAGCTTTATATAAAGAAGAAAATACAACAGTCTTTGGATGATAAGGTTACGCATTATTATAATGCAATATATAGTCAAGTTGCCGATTTGAGAATTGATGAAAAACAATCTAAAGCGAATATTGATCAAATTAAGGATAAATTTTGTAAGATAAATACTGAAACATATATGCAGATAGAATATGCTAATGGGTTAGAAAATGCTTTAAGAAGATATAGAAAATTAACTGATGGTAATGCGTATGCAGAACTGAAAAAGTTGAAGGATAAGAAAGTATGATTTGTTTCAAGAAATTAATTTTTCAAAATTGAATCAAGAAAGGAACTGCCCTTTTATTTTTCACGAATAGCTGGACAAAGACAGAAAAAGCATGCTATCACGAAAGCAATATGCGCACGGACTTACATTCTTTTAAGCGAGCAAGAGCGGCATCTAGGGACGAACAAGCGGTATGGATGCGATTCATCCGTACATGTAAGAGGAATAAAACTCTGCGTTATATCTTCATCATCATTTTATTGCTGTTTGTCATCTTTTATATATGGGCAAATTTTTTATCAGAAGAGCTTAATAAAGTTGGAAATGCATTCAACATTCTCAATACTTTTTTTACCGCTCTTGCGTTTATAGGCCTTATTGTCACGATTCTCTTACAAAGAAAGGACTTAGCGCTGCAACGTGAAGAACTGAATTTACAGAAGGAGGAACAGAAGCGTCAAGGTGATGAACTTGAAAAGCAAAACAGAGTAATGCAAATTCAGCAATTTGAAAGTTTTCTTTTTAAACAAATGGAATATTTGGATTACTTAAGCAAGAATATACGGATAAATGGAAATTCTGGAACTGATATTTTTAATGAAATAGCAGATAATGTTAGAAGTTGTTTAAAGATTATTCAGTATTGTGAATTAGTTAATTTACCGGTTTTGCAAAACTCAAGCGATAAAATAAATGAATATAAAAAGAACTGTCGATTGTTTGTACAAAATTTTAATGATTTGCTTGCCTGGTCAAATAAATTTTACTTTCTAATTCGTTATGTTAATGAAGCTGATTTTTTTAATGAAATAGAAAAGGATTTGTATTTTTTAACTATTATGGATAATTTTTCTGATAGACAAAAATATCTGCTTCAAATCATGGGACAAATTTCTTGTAATAAACTACAACACAAAATGGAAGAAGAATTAAGGAAAGGCGGATATTTTCATATGGAACCCAAATTGATTTTCGGTGAAGAATATGAAAAGAATAGGAGAATATTTAAAGAAAGTATTGGGTTAGTATCATAACGTTATGATAATTTTTACTGTCATAGACGCGGGAAAGTTCTGAATCTACGGGAAAATACAGCCGTTCCGGCCAGATAACCCGCCGCCGTTAGTCTTGTATGACAAACGCCTGCTTGACAAATCCGGAAGAAAGGGCATAGTAAAAGCAGATTAGTTCAATCAAGGAATTATTCACTTTTTCCTTTCTGATGATCGACCCCGGAGGTTGCCGCCTCCGGGGTCTTTGTTTTAGCCCATCATGATCAGAATCATTTCAAGGAGCTTGATGATTAGTTCAATCAATTTTTCTTTATTCACTATTCATTGTTAATTCCTTTCTACTGACGACAGGGCTCATTCCCTGCCGCTCCGGATCAACCGGCAGGGGCAATATACAAAAAAACAGGATTTTTTGCAAGATATTTTTATCTATAATTTTTTGACATTCAAAAGATTACTGTTTTACAGCCGGGCGAATTGAAGGTGCATCCAGTCATAATTCCGTTCACGGCCCAGAGAAACGGCCCCATGGGCTTCCCATATTCGCCACCACTCTTCACACTCCGGGCGGGAAAGCCCGGCATGGGGGGCTTTGCAGGAATAACTGTTCCGCACCGGGTCAAAGTCCAGGGCAATCCCCCAGGCGTGCATGCTCTTGCTTTTGCCTCCGGCCGTGCTGCGGTCATTGTAGGATCCGCCATACTGGTCCAGGTGAAGCGCGCGGATCCGGTCCAGGCCATACGCGGCCAGGACTTCCGCCAGGGCCGCCTGAACGTCCTGGGCGATTGCCTGATGCACGCGGATCGTTTTCACGGGCCGCCCCTCATAATATAAAGGATAAGGGGGGACAATAGAAACAAGGTTGTTTTCATCTCCTGCACGGCCAAAAATGGAAAGACCGGCACGGACGGTTGCCTGGTCAGGCCAGGACCGGGGCAGGGCAATGTCCAGGGCGGCGGCAATGCCGCGGGCCGTGGCAGGGCCGGGGATGCCGTCAGGCGTCACGTTCACGGCGGCCTGGACCGCGGACCATATTTCATGACAGCGCAATTTCAGAGCTACGGCGGCCAGCGTTTTAGGCCCCGGCAAACCATCCGCTTTCAGCCCCAGGGCTCGCTGAACGGGTTTGAATTCCTGATATTCTTTGATAATCATATAATTATTTAATTGTTAAATGGTTGGAACTTGTAAGAAAAACTTTACAGTTGAAACTAGTCCCTGTTGTCCAGGAATTCTTCATGCGCCTTGCGGACGAACTCACAGCCGGAACATTTATTTTCCGCATCAATGCGTTTTTTGCGTTCTTCGTCATAAAGCCGCTCATAACGTTCCGCCCGTTTCATTTCCCGCCACAGAAAAATTCCCATAACCGCGGCCACGCTCGCCCCGTTCTGGATGTACTCCAAAAACGGGTTGCCTGACGTGACGGACGCAATCACGGACAGGGCATTAGCCCCCAGCAGGCCCGCGTTGACAACAGATCCGGTCATGGCTTCACTTTTTCAGGGATTGAACGACGGGCGGAACGTCCGTTTCCGGCTGGGCCTGGGAATAGGAGATATGCCCCGGCTCCAGCACCAGGCAGGAACCGTCCTTGCATACCACCGTCTTTTTCGGCGTCACGTCAACGGAATGGCCGCAGCCACCCAGCAGAGCGGAAGCCGCATAGGCAGCACCTGCCAGGACTACCCACAAAAGGCGTTCCCACCACTTCAGGCCGGTTTTAATTTTGCTTTTTTCGTAGGCATCTTTCATGCCCTGCTTCCCCGCCTCAAGGGCGGCCTGCTTTTGCTCGTCACTTAATTTACTCATGGTTTTGCTTTGTGAAGTATTTGAAAAAGTCCACGGCGGCGGGTGAAGAAACCGTAAATTCGGGGTAGTCACGGGCTGTGAAAATCCGGCGGCCCCCTTGAGAGTTGACGGCCTCCACGGTCAAATCCACGGTTTCCACCGTCCGCACAGGATCATCCCCCTGCCTGGCGCAAATCTCTTTCAACCGCGCCCAAACCTGTCCCGCTTGCCAGTCCTCACCCAGCCCCACCAGAGCGGCAACTACCGCCCGCATCGCCGGGGCTTGATCCACGGGTATATTGTCCTGCGTAAAGCGCGCCGGAGGTCTATAACCGCCCGCGGCCTGGTAAATGGGCGTCAAGGTAAATTCTTCCCATTCGCCGGGCCGGGGAAAATGTATCTGTATTTCTGCGTTACTCATGATTACAAGGGAATGTTAATGTCCACAAAATCAGCCGTATCCTCGGATTCAATGGCATTGACAGCCAAAGCTTCCAGAGCGTAATAAACCGGATTGACGTTGCCGGGCTGGTAGTTGGTGCGCTCCGCCGCCCCAACAAACACGCTGACAGATCCACCGGAAATTCCCGTCATGTCTGTTACAAGCGTGGAAAATCCCGTGCCCGTTTCAAAGGTGGTCACGCCGCGCACCGCGGCAATCTTCCAAAGTTGCTGACTGCTTCCCCCGCCTGTCATCAAATACAATGAGCCATAGGCGTCCCCATAATCCCCGGCATTGTACGATCGGGGGGCATATTGATGATAAATGACTTTATTGACAATATAGGGAATTGGCTCGTTTTGCGTCGCCGGGATAAAGCTGGTTGTGGTCTTTACCATCCACTTCCGCGCGGTCTCGGCTGCGTATATTTCCCGTACGCGGACGACATACCCGCCACGCGCCGCATCGCGCTCATTGTCAAACGTAATATCCAGAATTTCGCCGGTATTGTAGGCCAGATCATTTCCGGGGATGATACTGTAAGAATCCAGCGTTAAATCTTTCCGCGTCGCCTTGCTCCCCCTCCCTATGCCAATAGTCAACTTTCCCGCGCCCGTTAATTGCCAGGGGATAGAAAAACCCGCAAAACTAGAATAATTCCATTGCCCGGCCGGTCCTGTAAAAGCACAAACGATCGTGCTGTGCGTATTCGCAGGAACGTTCACCCGCGCGTACAGCCCAGCGACAAGAACAGAAGTTTGCGCCGTCCCGGTGGCTGTAATACTGCCCGTATTAAGGTAAAAATGAAGGGAAAAAATGTCTGTCACTCCGGCCATGCCCGCCGCGTACAGGCGATTAACCACCCCCGTGGCTGTCGGTGCCCCCACGGCAAGCGGAATATTGACGCCGCCATTAGCGTTAAGTGTGCTTGCAAAAGTGGCGGGTCCAATACAGTTCAGGCTTGCCCCCTGGGCAATGTTAAGCATGCCCGATTCGTACATTATTGTTCCGCGCCACCATCCCCCGTCCCGAACATCAAGGGACTGCCAAAATCTCGTGATGCCGTAAATCTGATTACAAGTCCCCCCGCTGACGGTGCCATCCGGCCTCCCGGCGATCAATGGCCCGTTGATGGTAGCCGATTCAGCGGTCAGGGCCCCTCCAATGTCCACATCGCCAACGTTGGATTCCAGGGTTCCCGGTTCTCCCTTGTCCCCTGGCCGCCCTTGGGGGCCACGGGGGCCTTGTGCCAAAATAATTTCCACCCGGCCCGTTTCCGCACCGGGCAGGGTGGCCGTTACGTACCATTCCGCCCGTTGTTGCGGATCCGCCGGCGTGACACGTTGGGCAATATCTATTTCCCCCTTCAGGAGCGGCATTTCCGCGCCTCCGGGGAAGGTCAGGAACACGTCATAAAAAGCCCAGCCGGCGGAAAGTCCGGGAAAATTGATGGCAACAATATTTTCGGGATTGACGGCGCTGCAATCCAGCAGCCGGACACAGCCGCCGGACATAGCAACGGCGGCGCGGACCGCGCAACCGGCCAGATCCACTTCCTCCGGCGGATCAAGCGTCAAAACCAGCTCCCCCGGAACATGTGCCGTGGCGGAAAAATTGAATGTAGCGGGCTCTTGCATATAACTATATCCCCTCCGTCTCTTTTGCCCTTACTCGGCCAGGACGATCTGGCCGGGCTTCCAGGTTTCAAGAATCCTTTGTATGTCCTTCAACGTCAATGTTTGCTTTTCCGTTGCCGACAGGAGCGAGGATGACAGGCCCAGGCTCTTTCCGCCGTTGCCTACCTCAACGCCGCTTTGTTTGATAATGTCATTCAGGCCGGGGCCGTCTCCCAGGGATTTCTGCCTGGTCTGGGTCCGTTCAAGCGCTACGTCGCGCCGGGCCATTTCAGCGGCGTCCTTTTCATCCATGCCGGCGTCCTGGTAGCTTTTCGTTTTTTCCCGCAGGGCTATTTCATCCCGGATCTTTTGCGCCCGTTGATCAAGCCCCGCTATTTCCGCGGCCATTAACTCCTGATTCCGGCGCGCCCCGGATTCCATTTTTTCATAATCTTTTCTGGCGTCAGACAGTTCTGCATATTTTTTCCTCAAATCGTCCAGGGCCTTAATTTGATTCATCACGGCATCCGTAGGTTCCTGCCGGGACAATTCGGCAATGCGGGACGTGATGCCGGCCATGCCGGGCTCGGAACCCATGCCGCGGGCTTCCCGGTCCAGCCATTCCCCGCGTTCCCGGAGGCTCTTTTTCTTATAGGTACGGTCAGATTCGCTTTTCATCCAGGAGGCTTCCAGTTCCCGGAGTTTCTTCCGGTTCTGCTCCGCTTCCCTTTCCGCCTTTTCCCGTTCCTTGGCGAGTTCTGCCAGGCGTTTTTCCGCGGCGGCCTGTTCCCGGATCCGGGCCAGGGCTTCTTCACGGGACGATTGATAAAGGGTGTAAAGATCCGTCAGGCTCCCCACCACGGCGGCCTGATCCTTCCATTCCTCCGATTCTTCGCCGGCGGTCTTGGCGACATATTCCAGTTCTTCTTCCGCGCGGCGCAAATTGTTCAAGATCCTGTTCCCCACGGCGTCCACATCCGTTTCCGTGTTGGCATTTTTCATGCCTTCTTCATACGCCCTCCACTCATTATCAAGAAATTGTCCTTTTCTTACGCGATCGCCCGCACGGGTGCGGGCTTCCTGGTCATTATCCCCGCCGGCGGGGGCTGCCGGCGCTCCGGAAAGTTGCCGGTAAATGTAAGAGATCCCTTCACCAATCGCCACCACGGCCAAACCTACCCCCGTTGAAATAATGGCGCCCTTGATGGCGACCATGGCCGCGCGGACGGATGCCGCGATTCCCGCCGCTGCGGCGCGGACCACGCCCGCCGCCGTGGCGGCGCCCGTCCGGATGGCATTCCACAATCCCGCCCAGCTGCCTTTGGCGAGCAATACCCAGGAGGACATGGACGTCAGGCTGCCCTTTGTCTGCGCCATGGCGGCCACCATTTGAGACCGGGACGTGAGAAACGCCACCCCAATACCTAGTACAGCCGTAGAGACATGATCTGCGTTGTCCACAATGAGGGGCAGGGCATACCCTGCCGCCTCGCCTAACGCCAGGGCTGCATCCGCGGCCCGAAACAAAAAAATTCCCGTTTTTTGGCCCCATTCCGTGGCCCCGTCCTCCCATTTTACCAGCCGGGTGTCCACTTGTTCCAAAAGGGCGCTTAACGGCCCCAGCAAGCCGGCGCCAAAATTTTCCTGCAGGTTGCCCCAGGCGTTTTCCGCCCGTTTTAGCAACCCTTCCCAGCTTTTCCCCACTTCCTTTTCCGCGTCTTTCAGGGGGCCGTCTTCCTTGGCAAGCTCCCGGATGGCGGCGGCCACGTCATCAAATCCAATTCCTTCTTTCAGTTTCTCCTGGAGGGCATAGCCTGAAAGTCCGGACGTTTTTTCCATGGCTCCCATCAGATCCACCTGGGCGGCGTTGAATGCCTCCATGATTTCAGAATTAAAACCTTTCAGCCCCCCGGAACCCTTGACCATGGCGGCCACCAGGGCATTCATTTTGCTTTGGTCCCCCTGGGCGATCGTGGCAAGCTGGCGGACCAGATCAGGTGCAAAACTTTCGGAAATGCCGCCGCGGATTAACTGGGCGGCGTTTTTGAACATTTCCGTGGGGGTATATTGGGAGGTCAGGGCCCAGTCATTGATGGTTTCAAGGATGCGCTTTGCTTCATCCGCGCTGCCTGTCAGGCCCGTCAATTCACGTTCCACGCGCTGGATGGCCGCAGACGGCGCGACAAAATCAAAGGCTTTTTGAACAGCGCGGCCAATAGCGGCTCCCGCTGTAGAAACCATGTCTTTCGCGCCGAAAAATGCAAGGCCAATCCGGGCCGTTTTAGCTGTGGTGGAATTCGCCAGGGCATCCACAGATTCTTGAATTTCCGTCAATGCCTGCTTGAATTCAGCGGCATCCGCTCCCAGCGTTACAGTTACGTCAGGCATTGCTTCCAACGGTTAAAATCCTATGAATCGCTCTACCCGGTCCAGGGTGGCGCGGGAACAGTTTTTGGAAAACAGGGCATGGCGGGCGCCGGATTGCACAAGCACCATGACTTCCCGCTTTTTCACTTCGTCCACCAGCCGCCGCTTGTTGTGAAAGCCTGTGATGATATAGGCCAGAGGATCAAGGTTGTTCGGATCGTTCAGCCAGTCCCAGTCTTCCCAGCGCGCAAGCACTTCTCCCATGGTGTATTTCCCATCCCGGCTGCGTTTCCCAAACCACCAGGTGACCGCCCCGCCGGGCCCGGCGATCCCTTCGCCAATCACGCGGGAAAAGCCCGGCGTGTTGTTCAGGAGGGGGAACCCCAATGTGATCAGGCACGCGGCAAGTTCCGTGTTGCGCGTGCTGTCAAAATCTTCCGGCGTCAGGATGGCGCCGCCGTCTTCGTTTTTTTTATCCGGCATAATATTGATAATTTGTTAAAATTGAATGAATAATTCGTAACTGCACTTATAAACCATGAACGTTTCCGATGTGCCGGCAAGCGCGGGGGATGATGACGCCCCCAGGACTGCCCAGGCGGCGGGCGCGTCCTGGCCGTTCCGGCGTCCGGCAAGCGCGGCCATGACTTCCGCGCAGGCGCGGGAAAAGGCAGTTACGTCCAGCACCAGGGCGGCGGGCTCCGCTTCCGCGTACCGTTGCCGGTACATGATTTCCCCGGAAATTTGGTAGGTGAAATTTCCGGAAATGATTTCATCCGCGCCAGTTACATTCACCAGAAGGGCCTTGTCCCCTTCCTTTTCGCCGTCCGTTGGTTCCCAGACAGGCACGCCGGCGAATTCCGGGCGTTCCTGAAGCGCCTCCGCAATAATTTGTGCAACAATTTCGGTATTCATGGTTTATTTGTCGTAGATGTCTTCGTCCCAGCCGTCCGGACCGGAAAGCATGTATGTATCAGTTACTTGCCATTCCTTCCCGTATCCTTCCACGGACGTTCCCATACTCATCCAGTTGAATTTTCCGGAGGGGGATTCAAACGGCCCCGGCGGCGCGGCAATCGTGCAGGCTTTCTGATAATTGATCGTTCCGGGATCCGTTACTTTGTAACGGACTTGCAGCACAATTTGCGGGCTGTAAAAGCTCGTGATGCCCTTTTTTATCTTTTCAATCAATTTACTGTTATCATCCCCAAGAATGCTTCTAATGGTCTTTTGTGTGACCGGCTGCCCGTCTTTCGATATGTCAATCTTGGTCCCCATGCAACCCCCGTTCACCAGCCTTTTCAGGGCGTCCAACTTCTCCCCGGAATAGCTTTCCGCGAGTTTGTGCGTTAAAATGGGCTGCGGCACGCAAGTCACGGAAAGGGAATACTGCGGACTTTCACGGGTGCTTCCCGGCATTTCAAATTCTTCCTCTTCCTTCCCGTCCATGGCCTGGCGGCGCACCCGGCATTCCGCAAAATCCCCGGCTTTCCGGGTAACGGTGGCTGTGATATTCCACAAATCCCCGCCGGCGGCTGATTGGCGGGCCGCATAGGCGCACATTTCAGCCCAGGTTCCTTCCCAGGTTTCTTCCGTATAGCCCCCGGAGACAGGTTCCCCTTTCCCTTTATTGACTACGCAATAACTGCGCTGTACTTGTTCAATCGCCATAAGTAGCTAAAAATGAATTGTCCTGTTCGATGATTTCAGCAATCCGGGAACGCATGGCACGTTGTTTTGCCCGGTCCGCATAGGCCCAGCGGGTAGCATTGCCTTCCTGGACCAGCCACGCATGGACGTATTGGAGCAGGATTTTCAACGGCATGTGCTTGATATAGTATTCCGTCCAGCCGGTCGCGCGGGCCATGATCATAATCAATCCCGCCCACCCGTCCGGCTCCGCTAGTTTTTTGAGGGCGCCCCGTCCGGATCCTTGATCCCCTCCGCCTGGGCAGACATGATCGCGTTCATTTCGCGCGTCATGCCCTCCACAATTTTCCCCAGCGCGCCAAAACCCACTTTTCCGGCAAAGGCCAGGACGGCCCGGCGGATGGCTGCCGCATCGTCAAAACCGCCGCCGGCCACCAGCCGCACCACGTCTTCTTCCGGCGCCGCGTGGATCCAGACAAATTCCGCCAGGGCGTACATGCTCATTTTTTCCGGAGGATTTTCCGCAGGCTCCGCGCCGTCTTCCAACGATGGACCTTCCCGGCGGCGGTTCAGTTGAGTCAGGCAGGAGTTATTCAGGAGTTCCAGCATAGCCATGCTTGACAGGCTGATAGGGCGGACTTTCAGGCCGTTCACTTCCGCCTGGGGCAGATCGCCGGAAACAATGGATGTGGTATTGGTTATTTCACGCATATAACTATATCCCCTCTTTCTCTTTCAGCTTCCCTTCCAGCACGGCTTCCATGATCCGCGCGCACGCTTCCCGGATCGTCCCTCCGTCACGCTCCACAATAGGATGATAAAACGCCATTTGCCCGCAATGCACCGCGCACACGCCGCCGCGCGCCAGGCGGGCGATTTCCGCCAGATCGCGCGGATCACACGTCCGGACGCCAATCAGACGCCGCCCGCCCCGGAATTCCAGCACGTCCACCCCGGCGGACCCGTACAGGTATAACAGAATTTTTGAAATGGTCTGGTCTTCCGGATATTCCTGACGGGCATTTTCCGGCCATTCCCGCCGGGACAGCAATTCCAGCGCGGCTTTGATGGCCGCCCGCGTGATCCAGTAGCAGCAGCCGGCCCAGGCAAGCGGAACACGGCATTGCATCCCTCCCGCCACCTTTCCGCGGTCTTTCAGGCTGCGCGTGATTTCCGCCGGATCCATGAGCAGCGTATCAGCGTCAATCTTGATGACCGGATCATCCCCTGGGATGTCCAGCATGCACCCCAGCATGCCGCGCACGCATTCCAGGCCGTTCAGGTTCCCCCCGCGGGCAAAATAGGTGATTTTGTAAAATATATCGTTCCCCGTGGGGACTTGTGCCGGAAATAAAGGCTTCGCCGCGTCATCAAATAAATAAAATTGGGCGGCCTGGTCTATTCTCCGTATTTGTTCCATGCATATTTTCAAGCATTGGTGATCGTCTCGATATAAAAATATTGCGTAGTTCATTTATTTAATTTATCGGTGAATAAATTTTGGAGGTCACAATCCATTCCCCCTGCTGGATATAGATTTTTCCGTTTTCGTCCCGGTGCAGGCGTATTGCATGGTCGCTGTCGCATACAAGAGCGGTCCAGGAATCGCTTATAAGACTATCAGAGCCATCCGGCGCCGTTTCCGCGTACAGCTCCACAGCCAATTTATTATTCCGGATAAACAAGCCTGCCTTCACACCGTTGACAGCATCAGACCAACTTGATTCATAATCCAGCACCACATATTTTCCATTTTTCCGCAAAGGGGTGCGAAAACTCAATTCTTCCGCGTCGCCCCCAGGAGTAACTATAAGAGAAAGAGCCCCTGCCTCCGTGGACAATCCTACCTTAGCGCCTCCACCTAAATCATGAACGCTGGTATCTACCGTTAAATCAAGTTCCCCGGCCAAACCCTCCGGAGATACTGACAAAGACAGCGGCCATTTTCCATTTTCCCCCGGCGTTTTGGAATCTACCGCCGTTGAATCAATCCTGATCTGTAAAATCTGCGTATCAATGTCATTCCCGTCCTGGTCCTTGTCCTTTTTCCATTCCAGCCCATCCCCAGGTTCCACTTTTTGGGCGGATAAAGACAGCTTCCCTTCTTTGTCCTCAATGTTGACGGACCCGTCAGAAGAACATAACAATTTAAGCTTATAAGGATCTCCATCAGTGTTCCCGCCGTCTTCCTTTTCTTCGTAAATCAGCGAACAGTCCGCGCTGGAAGGTTCTTTCGCGTCTTCAATCAAGGCGCTGATCTTCCATGTTTTTATTTTATTCCCGTTTGCGCCGTCTTCTTCGTCTTCCTCCGCCTGAATTCCTTTCCCGGCTTTAATGACAATTTCGTCCGGGCGGATAATATAAACAGGTCCCCCGGCATGTCTCCAAATAAGTTCTTCCCCAATGGTAGCCAACGAAAATTCCAGGGAGGTTCCACTTCCTTCCGTGGCGGTTCCTTCCTGGACCACGCCGGAAGAAAATTCCCCGGCATCATCCAGCGTGACAACAAGCTTGATTTCCCCGGTATAGGTATCGCCCGCAATCAGGGTCCATTCTTTTTCCCCTACAACATTTTCTTTTCCTTTAACAATTACGCGCCCCTGGTGGCAACACCAGCCCCAGGCCCCCGCGTCGTCTTTCCGGTACAGGACCGCAAAATCCATTTCCGGCAGGGGCAGGGCGTCAAAATGCTGCGGAACCATCATTTCCCCTGCGGTGCTGACGTTTTCTGACAGGTGGCGGATGCTGTCACCAAGCGCATTGAATTTTCCTGCGCTTAAAGGATCGCCTGCTTTGAAAATAGGTATCATGATTTCATGATATGTTTGAGGTTATCCCCTCATGGTGCACTGCGCCTTTTTCAGCAGCCATGATTTCACTTTTTCATCCCGCTTCCGTATTTTGGCTTTCACTACTTCATCAAGTAATTGATTGATAATAAAGTTCATGTTTGGGTGGTAGGCCGTGGAATTGGTAATGATTATTTCCCACTTCCCACGGCGGTTCACCAGCCGGGCCCGCCCGCCGCCGGTTCCGTGGCGTTTCACCCAGGCGGGGATGCCGGTTTGCCGTCCGCTCAATACCGCTCCGGCCATCCATCCGGCGGCCATGCGCCCCACGCGGGCCAGGCGCCGTTTATATTCCGCGTTCAGGGCCTGTTTTGTCGTCCAGGCCCGCGGGCCGTGCCAGTTCAGCTTCATTCCCTTCCGCCCGCGTTTCATCCCAAATCGTTTCAAGTGCGTGCGCGGATCCACAATCAGCACGGGATCTTTAGGGCGCGCGAGCATGAACGGGGAAAGATGGTGCGCTCCGTCGTCATAAGTCATCAGTTGGCCGCGGGAACGGTAATAGCGGGGCTTGGCAAATTCAGAGCCCATAATATCCCAGCGGATCCGCGTTTCCTGGCGGTTTTTCGCTTCCGCTCCCTGGACGCGGGCGCCGTTTCTTCCCCCGCCTGAAGGCGGCGTCCAGTCAATAGCCGCTTTGGTGAAAATCCGGCCATAGTCCAGGGCGGCTTCATGGGCCGCTTCCTGGGCGCCGGCTTCCAGTTCCCGGCAAAGCCGGGTGAAGCCGGCCATGTTGAATTCCGAACGGACTTTCATGATGCAAGATCCATGTGGATCATAGGATCCGTGTTGCCGCTCGTTACCGTGGTAATATAATATATGACCGGCTGATCCCCCAGCGGGGCGGAAACGGTGAGGCGGTCCCCGGCCCGCGGAAGCTTGGGAAGGTCATGAGCTCTCAACATGCAATGTGCCGTAACCTGTTTTTCCGCGCCTCCAATTTCCACGGTGTACCCCACGGCGGCGGGGGAAACAACGGCGTAACAATCCGCATACACGTTCCCTTTGCGCAACAGCCGTACACGTTCCCCCAATTCCCGGATCATGTCATTCCCGCCGGCGGTTAATAACTCACGTACACTCATTGATGATAATTTCGGAAAAAGGGCCGCCGCCCGGACGTTTGCACGGTTCCGACGGCGGCTCATAGTTCAACAAATACCGGACAGGTTATGCCGCGGGGTCTTCTTCTCCGGCGTCTTTTTCGGACGCGGTTCCGGATGCCGCGGCGGCGGTACTCAACAACCGCAGATTTTCCGGTAGGGCCACGACGGTTCCCACGGCGGCTTCTACGGAGTGCATAACCCCTTCCATCCCAGGCACAACCCATTGTTTCAGGTAAAGCTTGATGCCTCCGACGCTGCCCAGTTCGGAAACGAAAATGGCGCCGTTTTCGGTGGGAATCAAGGGCTGGCGGCTGATGATGCCGATGGCATTTTCATATCCCATATATCCAATGGTTTTTTTATCGTCAGACAGGGCTTCCAGGCCGGTAGCCTTGTAAATGCCGCCAATCCCGTACACGCCGGTTTCCAATTTCAGGCTGTCCGCGTTATAAGGCGTCAGCTTGGCGTGGTAGGTGGGATTCACCGTCAGGGCGGACACTTCCGGGATGATCAGTCCGGAAAGCACGGTTGCCACGTATTCCGGCGTGAAGCTTTCCAGCGTCACGCCGGAAATTACTTCCGGCGCGGCGGTCTTGATCTGCGTGTGCAAGTCCTTCAGGACGGCCTTGGCTACGGTTTCAATAGCCTTGTTCAGCTTCCCTTCCAGGCGGCTTCCGGCGGCCATGTCATAGGACGTGACCAGGAACGGGCGGCTGTAGCGGTTGCACTCAATGCTGACGGCATCCGTTTTGACGGCTGAAACGTTCCAATCTTCCGGGTTCTTGAGGGCTTCCCCTACTTCCCTGGCAATTTCAATGGTTAGCGTGACGGCCCGTCCTGGCCCAAAAGTCACAATTTCGTCCGTGTAGTCCGTTGTATAACGGTCCAGCGGGGCAAAAACCTCGCTTACCGCGGCAAGGCTTTTGCTTGCAACAGTTTTCCAGCCCAGGCCGGCAATGCTGTTCGTGTTTTCCGCCATGTGCATGCTGGGCTTCTGGTCGGTCAAATTGGTGACCGGGAACAGATCCTTCATATTAAACGGCTTGTTTCCTTTATTTGCGATAGTCATATGTTTTTTTGTTTTCTAATAGTTGAATGTTAATATGTTGTTATTCTTCGGAAGAAGCGCTTCCGAACGCATAAACGGTTCCACTCACGTCCAGTTTCACGGGGCCCGTGTTGGTCATGCTGCGCTTGACAGTCTCAATGAATACCGTTGTGGCTTTGGGCGTGTTGTTCCAAATGGGCGGAATGGTATTATTCAAAAGGAGGGTGCTTCCCATGGTCAGCGTATAATCCCCTCCCAGGGGGAGGGCTCCGGACATGCTGAAGCTTAATTTTTCGTCAATGATGTAAACACCAATGACTTTTCCCATATGATCCTTCTGTTCGTATTTCTCCATGGACCCGTCAAAATTCATGCTTTCGACAAGGATCCCGGATTCGCTGTTTTTGATCCCGAATTCCGGCGTTGTACCGTAAAGAGTTGGCATCGTATGATTTCTTTCTTGGTTGATTCTCCGGTCTGACGGGCCGGGACGTAGGAATCTCAATCGCATTCAAAGCCATTTTTTCACGGCCTCCGGATAGGCGGACGTGACAGCAAGGCGGTCATCCACGGTCAGAGACATGAATTCTTCCCTGCTGGCGGGCAGGGCTACCGTTTGCGCCGGGGCGGTCATTTCGGTTTCCGTGGCTGACGGAAGATCGGAAGCGGGAATATTCAGGGACGCCAATCTGGCCGTAACCTGTTTTTCCACCAGTTGTTCCGTGATTGCCGCCTGTTGATCCTGGGCGGCTTTCAGCTTCGCCACTTGGGCCTTCAGTCCCTTGTTCATGGCAGCCAGGCGGCTGTTCTGCATTTTCAGCGCTTTCAAGGGATCCTTTTTCTTCCCGGATCCCGTAAGGCCAAAAATACGCATGCAGATGCCCCCCGCGGCGTTTTTCAGGTTCAGGCGGCTTCCGGTCATGCCTGCCGCCGGGGCGGTTTCTTCGTCTTCGTCGTCCCCTTCTTCCCCTGTAGGGCTTTCGTCGTCTTCTTCGTCATTGTTGCCGGTTTCCGCGGTGGCTGTGGATTCGTCGTCTTCGTCTCCGGCGTTTTCTTCTTCGTCGTCCTCACCGTTTCCGGCGCTTTCGTCGTCATGGATGACTTCATCCACAAAGCCGTAAGCAATGGCTTCCGCGGCGCTGTAATAGACGCTTGCCTTATGGTCATTGCTGACCTGTTCCCAGGACTTTCCGCATTTTCCGCCATAGATGGCAAACATGCGTTCCCGTTCTTTGATCAGCATGGCCGCATAATTCATGATTTCATCCGGGTTCCCCCAAACGCCCGCATAGGGCTGATGTACCATGAATTTAGCGCTTTCGCTCATAGCTACCGTATCGGCGGCCATGCACAGCAGGCTTGCCGCGCTGGCGGCCAGGCCATGAACTTCCGCCCGGACAGGGATCTTGCATGAACGGATGGCATCGTACATGCTCAACGCGGAAAAAACGTCCCCGCCGGGCGAGTTCACGCGCAAGGTGATGCTGGACGCGCCCTGATTGGCGGCGGCTTTCAGCTTATCGGCAAATTCAAGGCATTGGGCGTCATCCCACCCAATAACCCCGGTAACGTCCACGACCGCCACGGCGCCGGAGGTTCCGGCTTGCATGGTCAGCATGGGCAACTGGTATGTTTTTTTTCTATTCATGATATGATACAGGTTTCCCTATATATTTTCCCCGCCGTCTCTTTTGCTCTTTTCCCCGTTGCCGGCATTTTCCGGTTCATCGTCTTCCGGAGGCGGCCCCGGGTGCACGTCATGGGCCGCATGTGTGGAGCCGATGGCGCCAGGCAAAAGTTCCGTGATGGGGATGCCGGAGGATTCGGCAATTTCATGAGCCCGGCGCAACAAATCCGCCCGGCGGTCCAAAATGCTTTCCGCAGTCATGCCCTCCGTGGCGAGCGTCCAGCGGTCCGCGTCAGCCAGTCCTTCCCGGATCAGATTGATTGCCAGGCCCCCTTCACGGCCTAAATCAATCGTCAAATCACGCTGACCCACCCAGGCCACGTTTTCCCAGGCGGGATCTTTACAGCGGGGGAGGCGCCCCGCCTCCATTTCCAGGGCCAGGACATGCCGGTAAATCCGGTTCATGTACACTTCCCGCGCGTCTTTCCGTTCGTCGATCCAGCGCCGCAATTTTGACAGGATCAGCCGGGCCGCCGCGCTTCCTAACGTGTTGATGTCATAGAGGACTTCCGCGTCCAGTCCCACGCCGTAGGCGATTTCCGCGAGCAAGTCGCGGATGAAGGCGGCCACATTGGGAGATGGCCGCTGGTCATAAATGGCTTTCAGATCACGCCCTGGGGCAAGGCTGACTACACGGGCCCCGCCGCCGGTGACGACTTCAAAGGATTGCGCCGGATTTTCCGGTTTTTCGTCACAGCCCGGTTTCTTTTTGCCCCCAATGGCGGCGGCCATTCCGGGGGCCTTGTCTGCCTCCGTTTTCGTTTCGACAAATCCCACGGCGGCGGACAGTTTCACGCTGGCTTTCGTAAAGCCGTGTATTTCCGCAATATCCACCCCGTGCCGGATGGCGTGGATTAGATCTGATTCCCCGCGTGGGACTGCCGGATCCGGATCCCGCTGATACAGGATGGCACAGCCGGCGGGGATGACGATGCAGCGGCCCGGCGCCGTTGCCAGTCCATAAGCAACCGGGCGCCCCTGTGCGTTTGTTTTCACCCCCTGGTTCCAGCCGTCTTCTTTACCCAGGCCCGGCGGCGTGATTATCTTCGGCGCGCTGTACCAGGCCACCATTCCCCCGCCGTCCAGGCCGCGGGCCAGAACGCACAGGCAATCGCCGTCAATGCTGGTTTTCCTTTCGGCCCATGCCTGCATGGTTTTCCAGGATAATTTTCCCGTAACGTCAAAAGCGGCGGGGCTGGCCACCCGCGCCAGAAAGGCCGCGCGGGCTTTCCGGTTCCAGTCCCGGTCTTGCGTCGTAGGAATAGGCATCAGGCAGCCCTGCAATAGCCAAATGTCACGGACGGCCTTCCGGATGACGCCGGAATTCTTGTACAGATACCGGGCGGCCCTCATGACGGCGGCACGGTCATAATCATCCATTTCGGAGGCGTCATCCAGCGTAGGCCAGTACAACATGCCGTTAGCCCAGGGCAGGGCGCCCTGGATGCCTCCGAACATTTGAGGGGACAGGGCGCGGGGCTGGTTCAGGGCCTCCGGCATGGAGCCCAGATCTGCCCGGTTCATGCGTAACTTGTATTTTCTCTTGCGTCGTTTCATGTCAATAATCTGTATTCCTAAATCCTACAATGGTAACGCTTTGTCCCGGATTCGGAGATTGCCCCGTCTTCGCCTTGATCGCCATGTTCAGGGCGGCCAGTAGGCTTTCCGCGTCCATGCGTTGTTGCCGGCTGTAACTGCTGCCGCCGCCCCCGCTGGCGGATGTGATCATGTCAAGTTCAAGTAGCTTGTCCGCTACTTCCTTTCTTTTGGCCTTGAGTTCCTGGAGGCTGTAAGCCTCCGCCAGGGCATCTAAACTTTCTTGAGAAAATCCGCTCATACCTTATTCCCCGCCGTCTCTTTCTCTCTCTTCTTCCGGTTCGGGATCCGGGACGGATGATTTCAGGACCCACCAGGAAAACATGCAGAGCTTCACGCAGTCGCCATAGTGGTCTCCGGCAATTTTCTTCCATTGGCTGGGGCTGCCGGGTTTCTCTTCTAGTACTTGCCCGCTCAATCCCCTGATCAGATCCGGATCCGCGTTCCCCGGAAGGTGCAGCCCAGGGCCGCGTCCGTGTGCAATGCGTTCGGCGTATAGTTCGATTTTTGCGGCCCGGTCCTGATAGGTGTACAGTTCAAGGCCCGGATGCGTTTTCAAATCCGTGCGATTCCAGACGCCAAAACCCGCGGCGGATCCTTTTGTTGGATAAAGCTGGCCGGGCATCAGGGCGCATTCCGTATAGGTCGCTTCCGCGCTCCAGCCGGAATCTACTAATCCCAGCGCCGGCTGAAAGATATGATCCCCTGCCTGATACAGCAATCCGGGGAAATGGGCGGCAACGCCTTTCCGGCCTCCCTCCGTCCGGAAACTTAGGATGGTTCCCCAATCGATAACCCATAATTCCCCGCCGGCTGACACGGCGCAAACAACCCAATGCGTTTGCAGTTCCCCCGGATCATAGCCGGCCACCAGGTACAGCGGTTCCACGGGGGGCATTTCTCCCCGACGGTACGCGGAAGTTTTCAGGGCTTCCACAGCCTGATCTTTCACTTTAACCTGATATTTTGAGTAAGGCAGGGCTTCCCAGGAATTCCGGAAGTTCTGTAATTCCATTTGCGCCAGAAGGGCGCGGGAACTTTCTACAAATTTACGGGCAAACTGACCAAAGGACACGAAAGGGGAATAAAGCGAATTCAAATGATACCCGCGCCGGGACGGATGCGCGGCTTCATTGGTGGCCCTCCATTCGCCCGCCTGCATCATGTCTATTTTTTGGGCGTCGTAAATGGGCCGTGAACAATCCGGGCAGACATAGCGGGCGCTGGCTTCAATTTCTTCCAGGCTGTCCCCGTCCCAAACCAGCGTTGCCCGGCTGAATTCAAACCGGATCCACATCCCGCAATGGGGACAGGGCATGAAGTATTCCCGGCAATCCGTCAGGCTGTAGCCCTGCCAGTAGGGTTCATCTTCAACATTCGGTGTACTGCTATGGATGATCAGCCGCCGCGGAAAGGCTTTTGTACGTTCTTCGATCAGGGCGGAAGGATGCGCTTCTTTTTTGTTGATATGTTCAAATTTCGCTTCCTCGTCTTGGATCACGTAAGCAATGGGCCGGGATGACAGACGGGCAGGGCTGGTCACGCCGGTCATGTAGATCGGCATATTGTCCAGCGTCATTTCCAGCGGGGCAAAAGATGCGGGATTCCGGAGGATATGCCGGGCAAGGCAGGGATTCGCTTTCAGAAACGGCTGAAGGCGGTTGCGGGAAAAGGGCGCGGCCAGATTATCGGATGGGAGGGCCCATAGCAAGGGCATGGGATCGTGTTCCAATAGATAGGCCAGGGCCAGGAGGTCCAGCGTTGTTTTTCCGGTTTGGGCTGCCCAAACCAGATACAAGTGTTCAATCCGGGTATTACGCAGGCATTCCAGCGGTTCCCTCATGTAAGGCTGACGGTCCAGGGACACGGGGCCCGGCGCGTTTGGGGAGGTTTCCCTCGGCAGCCTCAATTCCCGTTCCACCCATTCCACCACACTCCCCCGCGGCTGAAATAGGAGATCTTCTAACATGGCAAAAGGCTAGTGATATATTCATCCATTTTTCGTATTCCCGTGTTCCATTCCGGCATGGCGGTTTCAAAGGCTTGGTAAAACTCATGCCGGTTTTCCGGAGACAGGCGGCCCGCAATGTTCACTTCCAGCTTTTCAATGACGGATCCAAGCGGTTTCAAGTGTGTGCGGATTGCCATGACCCGTTCCACCGGGATCCACAATCCCGCCGCACGCAATAGCGCTTCCCGGTGCTTGGTGGCGTCTTCCCATTGTTTCCGGGATTCCCTGGTGGCGCGGGCCAGGGACGGAATAATATCCTGCTTGCCGGGATCTTTCAGGGCCGCGTTCAGCAATCCGTTCATTCCTTGCCATGCGGCCCAGGCTTCCGTGCAAATCAGTTCTGCTTTTTCCAGATCCGTTCTTTCCTGGGCGTCTTCCCGTTTTGCCGGGCTGGCCACCTGTTTCCCTTCACAGAATTCTTGCCACATGGGCGTGTTCTTTTCCCGCTGTTTCCGGGCCCAGCGCTCCGTTTTGCCGTGAGCTTTCGCCAGAGCCCGCACTTTCAAACTGTCTTCCGTTGGTCGTCTTGGCATGCTATTTTTCCTTTTCCTTATTCCCCGCTTTCTCTTTCTGGCTGTTCCGTTTTTCGCTGGATTTTTATATTCCAACATGCTAATAATAACGGCGTTGCGTTCCGTAAAAACTCCGTTCCACTTTCAGAAAAATACCCCCGCCAGTCACACAAGCACCGATCGGAACGGCCCCAGGCAAAGAGATTCCTTACCCCCCTTCCGGGGTTGGATCAGGCCATCATGGGAATGTAAGAGGACTAAATAAGGCTTCTCGTGCGCGCTTGTGCGCGCGTATAGCGTAGTAGCATACACATTGCCAACATTGCCACAAACAAAGCATATTTATAAACTATGCACTATAATGCACTAATAAAATACAAAACGCATAACTAATTGATAATGAGTAGAATGAAAAAGACCTCATAAGCCTTTGGTCGGGTGTTCAAATCACCTCCCTGCTACCATCTTCAAAGCCCCTTAAATCCAACGGTTTAAGGGGCTTGTTACTTTTAGAGCATAGTTTACATTCCATGCTGGAAAACAGTGAAAAAGGGTATAATGTAGTCAAAAAGCATGCATAATGATGCACAGCTTGGTTGACGGTTGGAAGCCGCGCCCTTGCACTTCCCGCCCTGGGAAACCGTGGCGGGTTGTTATTACGGTGCGTGTCTCTAACATGGGGATATGAATGTTAGATTGGAATCCCATTTACGAGAAACTGCGCTTTCTTTTCTCATAAATTTTACCGTTCAGGATGCCGGATGAAGGGAAGGCCTGGTACCGGACAGATGCCGGAAAATAAAAAAACCGCATTGCTTTTGGGCAATGCGGCGGAGGAGAGAGGGGAATGGGTTTAGACGCGGCGGCGCATCATCAGAGCGGCTAACCCCAAAAGGCTCAGAGACGCCGTAGCCGGTTCCGGCACATTTTGAACTGCAAAGGAAGCGATAGGAACATAATTCGTAACGATTGTCCCGTTCTGGTTGTAAAGCTCTTCCCCATTGGAATTTGTTGCAAGCCTGACTCCTGCGCATGCAAGGGGTGATGATTCCGAGGGAGACTGTCCTCCAGCCAGACTGGTCAAGGTACTTTCCGGGGACAGATTGTTAAATGAGGATTCGTGTCCATAAAAGACGGCTGTGTATGTTGTGGATGAGGACAATAGAAGATCACTGAAGGTGAATGTATTTTTCCCGACAGGAGCGGAAGCTTGCCATGCGGATTTACCTACAAAGTTCCAAGTTTCCCCATTCTTTTCATAAATGGCAATTCCCAGAGCGGAATTGCGATACCACGTATTGGCAGTAGTAAGAGCAAGGCTTTCCAAGAGAACCTGATCCGCAAGAGGGGCTGATGGTGTTAACCAACCCGAGTTGGTCAGCGTAAAATTGAATCCGGTACAGCCCGCTTGATTATTGGAGGTTTGAGGCCCAGTGACAGTAATTTGTTCCGCACCTGCATTGGCCATTAGTCCAATAACCAATAGAGTCAGAGTTTTTTTCATATGGAATGTACAGTTAAAGTTAATAGAAATAGTATGAATGTGTGTGTCAAAATAACGGATTTGGAATCCGCAGCGCAAATGCAAGAGATGGGATATTTTCGTAGCAAAAAACATTCCGATTATCGGGATTTCTATTAGCTATATATGTAATGCATTAATAATTAATTTGAAAAATCTATCTTCGCGAAAGGAGGATGAAGCGGGATATCGTTTTTTTTCCTGCGTGTTCATAAAAAATGGAGAGGGAAAATTTGTCTTGTTCTCCGGTCAGGACTGGAGGGAAAAATACGGTAACAGGTTTACGCTTTTCCCATTTTATAATTTTACGTTGACGCCGGATTCCAAATTCGCAAAATTCTTTTTTGACTATATAGCTTTTATAATGTTTTTATTATCAGATTATTATTGCTGATTCTTTTTCGGTAGGAAGAAGATTCCAAGAGGAAAAGAGAAATGGAAAAACCTTTCCTAAACTTACTATATACCCTTTAACGAGCAGACGGGAGTAGCTACCCGCCCATTTGGTGCAGGGAATTCCGCCCATAAGCAAGAACGGAGCAGATAGGTAAATAGAAAACTATTTCAGCCTTAACCCAAAAACCCCGGATTTGCGACCGCTGAGTTCCAGGGTGCGCAGACGTTCCGGAGGCAGGCTGTCGCGGGAAAATTCCGCGTAATGCATGCGATCCCGGAAGTAATGGACGGCGCTTTGGGAGAGGGCGAAGATGAAGTCCATGCCCATTTCCTCCGCTTTCCTTTTGGCGAATTCACATAATGCGCGGCCGTAGCCGCGGCCTTCATGGCGGTGCTTGATATACAGGCAGCCCAGTTCCGCACTGTGGTGTTCCGGGTAGGGATAAACGGCAACGCAGCCCACGATGCTGTCGTCCAGGGTCAGCACGTAGTAACTGTCCATCCTGGCGGCGATGTCTTCGTAATTCCGGTTGACCAGTTTGGAGTCCACCACGGAACGGGCGATCATGGAGAGGAGCTCCGGAATGTCTTCTTCCTTCAGCGGGCGTATTTCCCGGTAGGAGTCCGTGTGGACCATGGTGCCTACGCCTTCTTCAGAGAAGAGTTCCTCCACCAGCACGCCGCGCATTTTTCCGTCCAGCAGATGCACGCGGGGGATTCCCGCCCGGCAGGCTTCCGCCGCCTGGTCAAGCAGTTCGCGGTGGGTCACGTTTCCTGCCAGCCCCGCTACTTCCGATTCCAGAATGGCGGCAATGGGGCGGCCATCCAGAGACGGAACCTTGTGGTCATTGAGCAGGGCGATGTATTTGGAGGCCCCCAGGCTGAAGGCCATATGGACGGATTCCGGGTCAAAAGAGCCGGAACGGCCGGAAGCCACCACGGGAATCTGGTGGCGCCCCAGGATTTCCCGGACTCTTTCCCGGACAAGCTGGCCGCCTTTCAACGGCGCTTCCACCAGGGCGGAACGCATTTCACAGACGCGCGTGTGTTCGTACAGCGCGGAGGCGTCCGCCCCTTCCACAATCAGGACGGGCCTGACGCCTATTTCCTGCAGTACGTCCAAGTCCAGCAAAGCGTCCACCAATTCCCTGGAATCCACCAGGGGGCGTTCCACGTGCACGGCAAAGATTTTATCCCTGAAGTACGGAACATACTCCAGCACGGAACGGACATTGGCGGATTTGTTGGGCGGGAGCGTAGCCAAGGCGGACCGGAAGTTTGGGGCCGGGGGAACGGGAATATCCGCTTCCCCCGGTCTGTAAATGATGCGTGGCGTTTTTAGAATGTGCGGGTATCCGCGGAATCCCGGTTGTCCATGGTTTCCGCGAAGTCCTGGGAGTCCAGAGTAACGGCAGTTTCTTCCCCGTCTCCGGAGGAGGGCGTTGCCGCCGACGCCTGGGGGGCTTCCTCCCTGCGGAGGACGACGCTGACCTTGCGCTTGGGCATGACCAGTTTAGGTTCCGCCACGGCGGGTTTGTAACCTTCCCCAATGGTAGTGGCGTCGGAAATGACGGCCGGGGCCTGTTCCGGTTCCGCCTGCTGGGCGGCTTGTTGTTCCCGTGCCCGGGAGACTTGTTCCCTCAGGGCTGAGAGCAGGTCCGAAGGCATGCCGTCAAAACCGATTTCAGGCAGGCTGGTTCCGCCTTCCTGGTTTTCGTCGGAAGATTCGAACTGGGGCAGGCTGGCCAGGAAGTCCTCAAAGGCGTCCAGGTTGGTGGTGCTCTTGAAGAGGTTGCTGATGGCTTCTCCCTTGATGCTTTCCATCAGGGTGATGAAGAGATCGTAAGCTTCCGATTTGTATTCCACCAGGGGGTCTTTCTGCCCCTGGGCGCGGAGGCGCACGCCTTCCCGCAGGGAGTCCATGTTGTACAGGTGTTCCTGCCACATTTTGTCAATGGCTCCCAGGATGATCTGGCGTTCCATGTGGTCCAGGTATTCCGGGCGTTCGCGGGAAGCTTTGTCTTCGTAAGTGGCCTTGACTTTGTCAGTGAGGAAGGCGATGGTGTCGTCTATGGGCCGTTCTTCCAGTTTGGCGGCCTCCGCCGTGAGTCCCAGCGGGAAAGATGCGTTCATCCAGGCGAGCACTTCGTCCGGGTGGGTGACGCCTTCCGCATCCGGGTCCAGGAATTCATGGGCGCGCGTAGCGATTACTTCTTCCAGAATATCGTAAATCATTTCACGCGGGTTTTCCGTGGAGAGCACTTCATTCCGGTATCCGTAAACGATTTCGCGCTGCTTGTTCATCACGTCGTCATAGTCCAGCACGTGCTTGCGCCACATGTAGTTGCGCTGTTCCACCCGTTTCTGGGCGGATTCCACGGATTTGTTCAGGAAACTGTGTTCCAGGGCTTCGCCGTCGGCCACGCCCAGGCGTTCCATCATCTTGGTCATGCGTTCCGCCGCGCCGAAGTTGCGCATCAGGTCGTCTTCAAAGGAGATGAAGAACTGTGAGGCGCCGGGGTCCCCCTGGCGGGAACAGCGGCCGCGCAGCTGGCGGTCAATGCGGCGGGATTCATGGCGTTCCGTACCCAGAACGAAGAGGCCGCCGAGGTCGGCTACGCCTTCGCCCAGCTTGATGTCCGTTCCACGGCCCGCCATGTTGGTGGAGACGGTGACGGCTCCGCGCTTGCCGGCCTGCGCTACGATTTCCGCTTCGCGCTGGTGGTTTTTGGCGTTCAGCACTTCATGGGGGATTTTGGCCCTCTTGAGCATGCGGGAGAGCGTTTCGGAGGCGTCCACGCTGGCCGTGCCTATCAGGATGGGTTGGCCTTTGTCGTGAAGTTCCTGGATTTTATTGACTACCGCATTGAATTTTTCACGGCGGGATTTGAAGATGAGGTCATTCTGGTCCTTGCGGATGCAGGGGCGGTTGGTCGGGATGGGAAGAACGTCCAGCTTGTAAATATCATGGAATTCCGCGGCTTCCGTTTCCGCCGTGCCGGTCATGCCCGCCAGTTTTTTGTACAGGCGGAAGTAGTTCTGGATGGTGATGGTCGCGTACGTCTGGTTTTCACGTTCCACTTCCACGCCTTCCTTGGCTTCCACCGCCTGGTGCAGACCGTCGCTCCAGCGGCGTCCCGGCATTTCGCGGCCCGTATTCTGGTCGATGATGATGACCTTGCCTTCCTTGACGACGTATTCCACGTCTTTTTCGTAAATGCAGTAGGCCTTCAGCAGCTGGGAGGTGGTGTGCAGGCGCGCTCCCGTTTCGTCAAGCTGTTTGGTCAGTTCATTTTTGCGGCGCAGTTTGTCTTTTTCCGTCAGGCGCGGGTCTTCGTCCATTTCCGCGAAGGCGGTTCCCAGATCCGGCAGCACGAAATCTTCCGGATGGCCGGGGGAGATGACTTCCCGTCCTTTTTCCATCAGGTCGGCGTCGTGGGTTTTTTCATCCACGGTGAAGAACATTTCCTCCTTCAGCTTGTAGAGTTCCTTCTTGCGGGTATCCTGGTAAAGGGTCAGTTCATATTTTTCCACGATGCGGCGCAGCTCGGGGTCCTGCATGGCGCGCAGGAAGGCGCGGTGGCGGGGCTGGCCCATTTTTACCTTGAACAGGCAGCGGCCCACTTCTTCCGTGCGGCCTTCCTCCTGGGCTTTCAGGGCCTGGGCCATCAGTTCGTTGCAAAGGTCCGTCTGGGCCTTCACCACGCGCTCAATGGCGGGGCGCAGGGTATCGTACTGCTGTTCCCGGGTGACGACCGCGGGGCCGGAAATGATGAGGGGGGTGCGGGCCTCGTCAATAAGGATGGAGTCCACTTCGTCCACAATGGAGAAGTAGTGCCCGCGCTGCACCTGTTCGGACTTGGAGGTTGCCATGCCGTTGTCGCGCAGGTAGTCGAAGCCGAATTCGGCGTTGGTGCCGTAAGTGATGTCGCAGGCGTATTGCTCCCGGCGGAGCTGGGAGGGCATCATGCTCTGGATGCAGCCGACAGTCAGCCCCAGGAACTGGAAGAGCATGCCCATCCATTCGGAGTCGCGGCGCGCCAGGTAATCGTTCACGGTCACCACATGCACGCCCATGCCGGTCAGGGCGTTCAGGTAAACGGGGAGGGTGGCGACAAGCGTTTTCCCCTCCCCCGTGGCCATTTCCGCAATGTAGCCGCGGTGCAGGGCAATGCCGCCCAGCAGCTGCACGTCAAAGTGGACCATGTCCCAAACCTGTTTTTGACCGCAGATATCGCGTTCTTCCCCGCAGAGCAGGCGGGCGCCGTGTTTGACGGCGGCGAAGGCCTCCGGCAGTATCTGGTTCAGGTAGCGTTCGCGCAGCTTGTCAAACTGGGGCGTGATGTTGTTCCAGGCGGCTTTCCCTTCTTCAATGGAGGCGGGGGTGGCTTCCACCGCGGGGAGGGAAGCGAATTCGCCTTTCAGGGATTCAAAACGGGCATTCAGTTTGGCGGCTATTTCCTCCAGCTCTTCCCTGGGCGCGGCTTCCACAATGCGCACAGGGGGCAGATCCATGGGGAGGAAGCGATGGAGGTACCCCTGCCATTCCTTCGTTTTCTCAAGCAGGAATTCCTGTCCCTTGCCATTCCATGATTCTTCAATGGAGACGATTTGTTCCACAATGGGGCGCAGACGGCGCACTTCACGCTGGTTTTTGGTGCCGACAATCTTGGTTAGAATCCACTTAATCATCTTTGTCTTGTTGAAAATTGACGAGGTAGAGTCGCTTTCAGCGGTCTAAGAATCGAAAAATACTAGCGGCTGCCGGGAGAAATGCAAGCACGGCCCTCCATTTGTGCCGATGATGACGTAATAGGCTGGACCTGGCCGGACGCCGCTGGAAACCCGGATTCATGACAGGCGCTTCTCTTGGAATGATTCCAAATTAATAATATTCTTTCTCCATGAGTCATTGCGAGGAGGGGCGCATCCGTATCCGCGGCGCCCGTGAGCATAATTTGCAGAATGTGGATGTGGATATTCCCCTGGGACGGCTGACGGTGGTGACGGGACCTTCCGGCTCAGGGAAAACAAGTCTGGCCATGCACACGCTGTACGCGGAAGGCCAGCGGCGTTATATGGAAACCTTTTCCCCGTACGTGCGCCAGTTCATGGACCGCATGGACAAGCCGGACGTGGACGCCGTAGAGAATATTCTTCCGGCCATCGCCCTGCATCAGCGCAACTCCGTCAGGACATCCCGCTCCACGGTGGGGACCATGACGGGGCTGAATGATTACTGGAAGTTTGTTTTCGCCCGTCTGGCCGTGGGCATTGACCCGGAAACAGGACGGGAAATCAAGCCGGAAACGCCGGGCACCATTGATGAAAAACTGCATGCGGAATTCCCCGCCGGAACGGAAGTGATGGTTTGCCTGGAGGTGGCGCGGCCCGAATCCGTGGATCTTCCCACGTTGAAAAGGAATCTGGTGGCACAGGGGTATTTGCGCGCTTTTGCGCATGGAGAGATCCTCCGGCTGGAGGATGAGGATTGGACGCTGGAGGAAGGAGAACCGCTGCTGGTGGTTCAGGACCGCGTGAGGCTGTCGGAAGACCAGAGGGAACGCAGGCTGGAGGCTCTGGAGACGGCCATGCGCCTGGGCGGCGGCGTGGCCCATGTGATTCCCCGTGTGGACGGCGTCTGGTTGTCCGCTTTGAAATTCCGCGGGGACTGGCATCCGCTGATGGAACCGCGGCCGGGCCTGTTTTCTTTTAATTCCCCGCTGGGGGCGTGCCCGGAATGCCGCGGCTACGGGCGCGTTATCACGATTGACTACAACCGGTGCATCAAGCCGGAACTCAGCGTTCATGACGGGGCCATCCATATTTTTGAGGGGGACGGGAAAGTCTTTTCCGAATGCAAGCGGGACCTGATGCGCGGCTGGCGCAAAAACGCCCGCAAAGTCCGTCTGGATGTGCCGTGGAAGGATTTGAAGCAATGGGAGCGGGACTGGCTGCTGTACGGCGACGGCGATGACCCGGATGAGATGTATGAACAGGGGTTGTGGTACGGCATTGCGGGCTTTTTCAAATATCTGGAAAGCCGCACGCATAAGATGCACGTGCGGGTGTACCTGAGCCGTTTCCGCACGTATCAGGAATGCCCCTCCTGCCACGGTTTGCGCCTGAGGCCGGAAGCCCTTCAATTCAAGGTGGGCGGCAAAAGCATGCCGGAACTTTCCGGCATGCCCATGGATGAACTGCTGGCCTGGGTGGATAGGTACGTGACGCCGCGGGCGGATGAAGACCCCGGCTTGAAACATGCCGTGGCGGAACTCAGGAGCCGCCTGGAATATCTGAATGAAGTGGGATTGGGCTACCTGACGTCCGACCGCTCCACGCGGTCCCTGTCCGGCGGGGAAATTGAACGCGTGAGCCTGACGACCTGCCTGGGCGCATCCCTGACGGATACGCTGTTTGTGCTGGATGAACCTACCGTTGGGCTCCATCCCCGCGATACGTCCCGTTTGATTTCCGCCATGAACCGGCTTAAAAAGCGCGGGAACACCCTGGTGGTGGTGGAGCATGAGGAAGCGGTCATGCGTGCCGCGGACTGCCTGGTGGACATGGGCCCCGGTTCCGGACGGGAAGGGGGAAGGCTGGTTTATTCCGGGGAGCCTGCCCGGATTGGAGAAATTGCGGAATCCCTGACGGGGGCTTTTCTTTCCGGCAGACGACGCATCGCGGTGCCCGAAAAGAGGCGCAAGCCGCGCCGGTTTCTGACCGTATCCGGCGCCACGCGCCATAACCTGCGCAAACTGGACGTGAAAGTGCCCCTGGGCGTCTTCACTTGCCTGACAGGCGTCAGCGGGTCCGGGAAAAGCACCCTGGCCCACGATGTTCTTTACCTGAACGCGCTGGTGGAGAAAGGAGCCGTATGTGAGGAAGAACCCGCCCGCGTCAAATCCATCAAGGGTTGGGAACATCTGGATGAAGTGGTGATGGTGGACCAGAGCCCCATTGTCCGCACCCCGCGCTCCACTCCTGCCGTTTATGCCGGAGTTTTTGAAGAAATACGCTCCCTCTTCGCGGAAACGGAGACGGCCCTCGCGCGCGGCATGAAGCCCGGTTTCTTCTCCTTCAACAGCGGGGACGGCCGGTGTCCGCGCTGCATGGGCATGGGGAGTGAGAAGGTGGAAATGCAGTTTCTTTCCGACATTTTCGTGCAGTGTCCGCTGTGCCGCGGCTCCCGGTACGGGAGCGAAGTGCTGAGCGTGTACCGTGACGGCAGGAATATTGCGGACGTGCTCGGCATGACGGTAGCGGCTGCGCTGGAATGCTTCAGCGCGGAAAAAGGGGCCAAAGCCTCCCGCATCGCTTCCAAGCTGGGCGTGCTTCAGCGCGTAGGGCTGGGGCACCTGACCCTGGGGCAGCCTCTGAATACCCTTTCCGGCGGGGAAAACCAGCGCCTGAAGCTGGCTAAAATCCTGCTGGACCAGATAGGTTCCGGCGCGAACAGCCCCAAGATGCTGATTCTGGACGAGCCGGGAACGGGTCTTCACTTTGCGGACATTGAAGTTCTGCTGGCCGTGTTCCGGGAACTGGTGGAGCAGGGGCATACCCTGCTGGTCATTGAACACAACCCGGAGTTCATCAAATCCGCGGACTACGTGATTGACCTGGGGCCGGAGGGCGGCGCCGGAGGCGGCCATGTGGTGGCCACGGGCACGCCGGAGGAAATCGTAGCCGCCGGGAAGGGATATACGGGCAAATACCTCAGGGAGGTGCTGGAAGGCAACCCTTCCGTTTACGACCCTGCGGACGCCGCCGTCCCGGAATCCGCGGACATGGATATACCGGAAGGCGTGATGGCCCTGCGGGGAGCGCGCCACCACAACCTGAAAAACGTGGACCTGGACGTGCCGCGCGGAGAAATGACCGTGCTGACCGGGCTTTCCGGCTCCGGGAAGAGCTCCCTGGCCTTTGATATCTTTTTCGCGGAAGGGCAGCGGCGTTTCATGGACGTCATGTCCCCGTACGCCCGGCAATTCACGGAACAGCTGGAAAGTCCGGACATTGACCGCCTGACCGGATTGCCCCCCACGGTGGCTATTGAACAGAACATGTCCCGCGGAGGCACCAAATCCACCGTGGGAACCGTCACGGAAATCTGGCAATTCATGCGTCTGCTGTATGCCAAACTGGGGCAGGCCTACTGCCCGCAGTGCGGCGTTCCGGTGGGCAAAAGGTCGGAATCGGAAGTGGTGGAGCTGGTGGCTAGGGAGCTGAAAAAACATGGCGGGCTCGCGTTGCTGGCCCCCCTCGTCAGGGGACGCAAGGGGCATTACGCCGACCTGGCCCGCTGGGCGGAAGGAAAGGGATATGAAGAAATGTGGGTGGACGGCAAACTGGTGCCCCTGAGCGGATTCCAGCCGCTGGACCGCTATTCCAGCCATGACCTGGACCTGGTCGTTGCACGTCCGGAGGCCTCCTGGCCGCTGGAAAAGCTTGCCGGGGCGGTTCATGCCGCGCTGGAGATGGGGGAAGGGTTCCTGCAAGTTCTCCCGCCCGGTTCCGGCCGTCCGGAACTGATGGGCACCAGGCTGGCATGCGCCTCCTGCGGGCAATCCTTCCCGGAACTGGAACCGTACACGTTCTCCTTCAACTCTCCGCGCGGGTGGTGCCCCGTATGCCGCGGGCATGGAATCGTCGGCAAGGGGAAAGTAAAGGAAGACCTGGCGCAATCCCTGCTGGAGGCCGAATTGAAATATGACAAGGAACTGGCGCGGCGAGCGGACGATGACAAGGGAATAACAACCTGCCCTGCCTGCCGGGGCGTGCGGTTGAATGAATTTGCCCGTTCCGTGCGGCTTCAGGGCGTGACTCCCGGTGACATTGCCTCCCTGCCTGCCGTGGCCGCCGCGGAACTGGTCAAAGGGTGGCAATTTGAGCGGGAGGAAGCGCTCATTGCCCGTGACGTCGTGGCGGAAATCACGCAGCGCCTCGACTTTCTCCAGCGGGTGGGGCTGGGCTACCTCTCCCTGGACCGGAGCGCCACGACGCTCTCCGGCGGGGAAACCCAGCGCATCCGCCTGGCTTCCCAGCTGGGCTCCCATCTCCGCGGCGTGCTGTACGTGCTGGATGAACCGACCATCGGCCTGCATCCGCGGGACAACGAATTGCTGCTGGGCACGCTGGATGAACTCAAACGCCGGGGCAACACCCTGTTGGTGGTGGAACATGATGAAGATACCATGAGGCGCGCGGACCATATTGTGGACATGGGGCCGGGAGCCGGCATTCATGGCGGCAGAATCATGGCCCAGGGCACCTTTGAAGAACTGGCCGCCATGCCGGACTCCGTCACGGGCGCGGCCCTGCACCATAAGCCCAGGCACCCCTACCGCGGGAAAAGGCGCAGGATTCCTTCCAAAAAGGATGAATCCGCGTGGCTGCGCGTGGAGGGCTGCCGCCTGCACAACCTGAAGGACGTGAACGCGGCCATTCCCAAGGGGCGGCTGACGGTGCTTACCGGCGTGTCCGGCGCAGGGAAAACCTCCCTGATGACGGGAACCATCCGTCTGGCTGCGCGCCAGGCCATCGGCGACAAGCTCACGAGGGACCAGAGAAAATTATGGAAAACCTCTTCCGGCTTTGACTCCATCCGCATGGTGTACGGCGTGGACCAGAGCCCCATCGGCAAAACGCCCCGTTCCACCCCGGCCACCTATGTGGGTTTCCTGGACGACATCCGGACCCTGTTCGCGCAGACGGCGGATGCCCGCAGACTGGGCTTTGACCGCGGCCGCTTCTCCTTCAATACGGGGCAGGGCAACTGTGAATCCTGCAAGGGCACGGGCATGCAAAAGCTGGAAATGGACTTTCTTCCTCCCTGCTATGTGCCGTGCGAGACCTGCCGGGGCAAGCGCTACAACGCCGCAACCCTGACCGTAAGGTACAAGGGGAAGACCATTGCGGACGTGCTTCAGATGGACTTTGCGGAAGCGGCGGAATTTTTTGAAAGCCAGCCCCGCATCTCGGACCCGCTTAAACTGCTGTCGGAAACCGGCCTGGGCTATCTGACGCTGGGGCAGGCCTCCAACACGCTTTCCGGCGGGGAGGCCCAGCGGCTCAAGCTGGTGACGGAACTCATCAAGGGCCGGCGCGTCAGCCGGAACGCCCTGATGAAAGGCAGGGAGCTGCCCGGAGACCTGTACCTGATTGAAGAACCCTCCATCGGCCTGCATCCGCGGGATGTGCGGCTGCTCATTGACGTGCTGCACCGTCTGGCGGACCAGGGGAACACCGTCATCGTCATTGAACATAACACGGAAATCATGGCGGAGGCGGACTACGTCATCGACATGGGCCCCGGCCCCGGCGATGCCGGAGGAACCATCGTGGCGGAAGGCACGCCGGAACAGATAGCCAGGAAAGAATCCCCCACAGCGGAATACATCCGCCGGGAACTGAATGGGGAGTCTTAGGCAGGAGGAAGGATCAATAAGGCACTCAGGGCCGTTCCGGGAATGCCGGGGCGGCCGTCGTATTCGCCTGCCTTTTTCTGTTCAGCGAAAACAGGCATGGCTTGCGTCCGGCATCAAAGAAGTTTGGCGGAGAGAGTGGGTGTTAAGTTTATTTCTATAAATAATTTGCTTCAATTTGTAACACTTCTGTAACGTCTGTATGACAGAGACAAGATGCCGAATTGGAGATTCTGCAACTGAATTGACACTCGGCAACTTGCAAATGTGCGGTTTCTGTCCCCTGATGGAAGCATGCCAAGTAATTACACTTTACCCATCTCCGATCTTTATCAGGAGACTTACGATAACCAGTGGCAGGAGCAGGTTCAGCAGGCTACGTCCCGCCTGGAACGTTTCTGCGTGATCAAGTCCGGTTTGACGGGCAAGCTCCAGGAGTTCAGTTTTGTCGGTACTACGGAGCTGAATGAGAAGCAGGGCCGGATGCAGGATATTGTGTTGGACGAGCTTGATTATTTCAAGCGCCGGATGCTGCCGGTTAGTTTTTCGAAGCATTTGGGCTATGATGAGGATGACGATATTTTCCTGCACGGCCTGGACGCTCCCGTGACGCAGACGATTAACGCGCTGAAGTACGCGGCTGCCCGCAAGATGGACGATGTTTTGTTCGGCCTGAAGAAGCAGGGAGGGGTATATGTGCCGTCCAAGGGCGGCATTTTCGGGACGGCGTTTGCCGGCAATGACGGCATGGAACAGCTGGAATTGCTGGAGGCTAATGTGGTGGCAGTCGATTATACCGGCGGCACGGCTAAGGATTGCCCGCTGACGATTGAGAAGCTGAACCGTGGTATTACGCTGCTGCAGGAGAACGGGATTCTGGATGATGCTTCCAATGCCTACGGCGACCAGGTGTGCTGCGCGATTACTCCCCGCATGCGCGAGGCCCTGATTAATGACGAGCGTCTGCAGAAGGCGGATTTCGGTTTTTCCTCCCTGCGCAAGAGCAACGGCGCCCTGGATCCGATTATGGGGATTCAGTTTATCATTGCTCCCAATTTGCCGCTTGACGAGGACGGGGATATCATTTGCCCGATGTGGATGAAGAATTCCCTGTATTTCGGTTCTTGGAAGCAGAATAAGGTGACGGTGGAGAAGCGCTCCGATAAGGAGGACACGATCCAGATCGGCCTTAAGACGATTATGGGAGCCACCCGCATGCGCGAAGAGGCGTTTGTGCAGATTAAGTGCAAGCAGCTTTCTTAATTAGGATAACAACACATTTTATTTTATTGATTATGGCAACGTATCAAACAGTTATTGCAGAGAAACAGCTTGCCCTTGCGGATCGGACCGGCCTGCCGACGGTGCCGCAGCTGGCGGCCATCCATACCGGCGCCGGGGTCCATGTGGCTACGGCGGAGTTCATCATGCCCGCGTCCCTGGCGGCCGATGACCTGATCGCCATTTGCAATGTTCCCTGTGGAGCCCGCGTGCTGCCGCAGCTTTCCCATGTCGTTTCCGAAGGCGTGGGGACGCTGCAGCTGACCGTGGGAACGAAGGAGGCGGCGGATGCTTTTTCCGCCTCCCTGACCGTGACCGCCGCCGGGACTTATCAGTTGACGAAGGGTTCCCAGGCGGTTTCCACGGGGCCGGTGGATGCTGTGACGATGGTTTACGCGAAGGTGGGCGGAACACCGGCGGTGACCGCCGGCAAGAAGCTTGTTTTTGCTATTGCTTACGGTATTCAGTAGTTTTTTTTCCGTCGGTTTGTCCATAGGGCCGTCTCTGCATGGAGGCGGCCCTTTTTGCTGTTCCGGAGAAGAAACGTTGATTTTCGCCAACTTGCCCCGGTTGAACGCCCTGGGTTATGTTCAGGGGAAATGAAGAGGATTTCCTTTAATGGAGGCGAGCTTTCGCCCGGGATTGCCGCGCGTCCGGATCTGGATGTTTATCATCGCGGGGCGTCCGTGCTGGAGAATGTGGATGTTTCCCAAACGGGGGGAGTTTCCCGGCGGCACGGGATGAGGAGGGTGGCCGCCGCTTTGGAGGGTTCCCTTCTTCTTCCCTATGTTTATTCCACCAATGACCGTTTTCTTGTGGAGGTGGCTCCTTCTCTGCTGCGCGTGTTGTCCGTTGAGGGGGATGTGGTTGCCTCCCTGCCTTCCGTGTGGACGGCGGCTGACGTTGCCGCCCTGCGCCACAAGCAGGTGAACAGCATGTTGTTTCTGGCCTGCCCTACGCATGAGCTGATGGTGCTGAGACGGGATGACGAGGGCATGTTTTCCCTGGCGCCCTATGAGTTTAAGGCCCGCCCCTGGCGGTATGAGGAGTTCCGGGATTTTCCGGTGCGCCTGACGCTGGATGAGGGGTGTTACAGGGTGTCTTTCGGGGAGCATGCGTCCGATGCGGACGCGGCGGTGAATGAGGGGGATGTGATGCGCGTCCAGGTGACGGTGCCCCAGCAGACCGGGTTCAGCACGGGGGCCGTGATTCGCCAGGGCTGGGTGGTTGCCGGGGCGTTTACGGCGGCCAGCGCTTTCACGGCTGGGAAAAAGCTCTGCCTCAATGAGGGGAGTTATTGGTCCTGGTGGACGTGCGACAGGGATTTTAACGGGGCGGCGGATTTTGTGGACGGCCTGACGTCTCCGGCGGATTATCCGGAGCATTTTCATAAGGGCGTGATTTGCCATTCCAATACGATTACCTGCAAGGGGACATGGAAGTTTTGGTGCAGTAAGGAGTGGTACGGCACGTATGCCGTGGAGCGGCGTTTTCCCGATGAGGATTGGCAGCTGCTGGGGACGTCCACTTCCATGGTTGGCTCGGCTTCCAATTTGCAGATTACCGGGGACGAGAGCGAAGAGGAGTGCTACCTGCGCCTGATGTTGTATGAGTCCCGGCTTTCCAGCGGTTCCGATCCCAGCCAGGGGTTTCCTCCGGACAGCTGCGGGAATAAGCTGGTGGTGGATGCTTATAAGAAGGATGTGGTGCTGCGGCTGCGTTCCGGCTCCCGGCCTGCTTCCATACAGCGGTTTTCGGTTCCCGCCACGCCGGCGTTGCGGCATTTCCTGACCTGTACGGCGTCTTCCATCCGGGCAAGCCGCGTGTGGGTGGATGAGGTGGAGGTTCCGGGGGCGTCCGCCGTGCTGACGCTGGGGCCCGACGGTGTTGACGTGACGCCCAGGGGGCTGCCCGCGGATGCGCTGGAGGACGGGAAGACGGTCCGGTTTGCCTGGACGGAGCCGCGCAAATCCGGGGCCGTGACGCTGGACGCCCGCGGGATGAGGACGGATTTTTGGCCAGCCGGGGCGAGGTTTGACGTGAATGTGACGGGGAACGCCCTGACCGGAATGGGTGAGGGCGCGGTGGTTCGGTTGACGGCCTGGTCCGCCGGGGATGCGCAGTTTACGACGGTTTGGAAGAGCAGTGCGGATGTGTATACCGCGCCGGCCAGCGGGTTTTATACGGTTAAGGTTGTTCATGATAAGGGCAGTACGCTGGAGGCTGCCGAGTGTCAGGCGGAGTTTTCCGGGGTGGCTTCCGGGGTGGTGAAGCCGGAAGTCCGGGAGGAGATGTCCGCGGCGGGGTTGTCCACCAGCGACGTGTTGAAGTTGACGCTGCCTTTGGAGGGCGATGCGTATGATTATTGCGTGTATGCCGGGTTGCCCGCAGTGAATGCCCTGGTGGTTGACGGGGAGCGTTTTTCCGGGGAGTGTCCGTTGTCCAGAGAGGGGCGGACGCTGACGGTGAGGCCCAGGGGGCTGACGACGGATGATGTGGGCGCCGGGAGCATGGTGCGCCTGGAGTGGACGCAGGCGGCGGAGTCCGTCAATAAGAGCGGGAACGGGAATGCGGCCAGCATTTTCATGAGCCGTTTTTTAACGGCGGGTACGGTGGTGACGCTGCAGGGATGGAGGTCTGTCCAGTCGGGGATGGAGATTGTGCTGCCTTCCACGATCAAGGGGATGTCCGGCGGCAGGTATGCGGAGGTGTTCAGCGCGATGGAGGAGGCGTCTTACACGGTGCCGGAGGATGGTTTGTTTTTGATTAGCGTACAGGCATGGACGGAGAGTAATGTGAAGTTGCGTTCCCGGGTGCGGGTGGAGGTGCCGGCCTGCACGGCGTGGATGGAGGCGGAGGCTGCCGAGGTGACGGCTTCCGCGGAGTATTCTCTTTGGGATAATGTTTCCGCGGTTCCGGAGGGGGTTCCTCCGTCCGGGGAGTCGTTGATGTGGAGTTTCGCGGCGTTCCGGGGGGTGTACGGGTTTCCTTCCCTGGTGGATGTGTTTCAGCAGCGCCTGGTGTTGGCCGCTACGCAGGCCCAGCCGCAGACGGTGTGGTTGAGCAAGACGGATGACCTCAACAGTTTCGAGGTGGGGAAGCAGGATGATTCCGCGCTGGCTTTGACGTTGAGCACCACAACGCAGAACAGGATTTGCTGGCTGATGGCGCAGAGTTCCCAGCTGCTGCTGGGGACGGCGGACGCGGAGTGGACGGTGTCCGGGGGCCAGGGGGTGATGACTTACGCCAACGCGCGGGCGGACAGCCACGGGTTTGTGGGGTCTTCCGATGTGCCGGCCCTGATGGCGACCGATAAGGTGCTGTATGTGGAGAGGGGCGGCGGACGGGTGTATCAGTACGGGTATGATTATGAGAGCGACGGGTTTGTGTCCCGCGATTTGACGGTGTTCGCCGATCATGTGCTGGCCGGCGGCGGCGGGGTTACTTCCGGGGATTTTATGAGGAAGCCCCACCCGCGGGCGGTGATGACCCTGGCGGACGGCACGCTGGCGCTGATGACTTATAATAGCATGCACCAGGTGCATGCCTGGCACCGTCACAGGACGGAGGGGCGGATGTCCAACGCCGTGGTGCTGCCCAATGGGACCGGGGAGGATTTGCTGTTTGTGTCCGTGGAGCGTGAGGATGGGCGGTTTGTGGAGGTGTTTGATCCGGACGGCCCGTTTGTGGATGCCGGCGCGTGGGATTTTACGTCCACGGTGGTGACGAATGCGCTGGATGTGGCGGAGTCCCTGGGCAGGGATAGACAGGCCGCGGCCGTGCGCGTGTTTTTTGCTTCCGATACGGCCCCGGCCGGTATTGAGGTGTCCAATGACGGGAGCGCCTGGGACCGGTTGAGCAAGACCAGGACGATGGAACGGGGATGGCATGAGGTGCTTCCGTCCGCCATGTGGAGGCGGGATGTGCGGTTTGGCATCCGGGTTTCCGGGGACCGCCCCCTTGAGTTTTTAGCTGTTGATACGCAATGACGGAGCCTGCGAAGACGAGACCGGATTGGAAGGAGCTGCTGGCCGACAGGTGGTGGCGCCTTAATCATTTGTATTGGATTGAGGATAAGGAGGGCCGGATGGTGCGCTTCCGCCCGAATTGGGCCCAGGAGGAGCTTTTTCACGGGCTTTGGTTCCGCAATACGATTTTGAAGGTGCGCCAGCTGGGGATTTCTACGTTTTGCGCCATTTATATGCTGGATCTTTGCCTGTTTGGGAGGAATCAGCATTGCGGGATTATTGATAAGACGCTGGAGGACGGGGAGGCCAAGCTGCGCAAGATTGCTTTTGCTTATGAGCATTTGGATTTTTTGCCGGAGAATCCGACGATGGAGGACCGGGCGCTGGCTGCTTTGGGGAGGATGGTTAAGGAGGGGTGCGCTGTGGTGGAGAAGAGGGCCACCCGCATGGCCTGGTCCACGAACGGGTCTGTTGATGTAGGGGTTAATTTGCGCGGGTCCACTCTCCAGTTTTTGCATATTTCCGAGTTTTCCTATACGGCGCTGCATGATCCGGCCAGGGCCAGGAAGATCCGCACGGGCGCGTTGAATACCGTTGGCAAGAGCTGCGTGGTGGTGATGGAGTCCACCCACGAGGGAGGGAAGGCCGGGCTGGCTTACCAGTTGATGGAGCAGGCTATGGAGATGGTGGGCAAGCCTCTTTCCAGCCTGGATTTCAGGTTTTTCTTTTTTTCCTGGATTCAGCATCGGGAGTATTGCCTGGAGGGGGTGGAGCCGAGGCTGGATGATTTTTTGCGGGATTATTTTTCCGATTTGAAGAGGCGTTACGGGATTGAGTTGTCCGAGGGGCAGAAGGCGTGGTACGCTACCCAGTACAGGATTAACGGGGCGGAGGTGAAGCAGGAGTTTCCCACCGTGCCGGAGGAGGCTTTGCAGACGTCCGTGGAGGGGGCTATTTACGGGAGGTGGATTTCTGCCCTGCGGGCCGAGGGGAGGATCGCAGCCGAGTTTGAAGTGGATGACGTGGCTCCGATTTATGCTTCCTGGGATTTGGGGTTGAGCGATTTTATGGCGATTTGGCTTTGGCAGGTGGTGGGCGGCAGGTATTACGCGCTGGATTATATTGCCGGGAATAATCAGGCGGTTGATTATTACGTGGGGCAGATCCGGATGAGGGAGAGGGAGTTCGGGCCTGTCGCCCTGCACCTGCTGCCGCACGATGCGGCCAGGAGGGATTTTTCCAAGACTTCTTTTGAGTCCGTGCTGCAGCGGGCCGGGTTCCGCACGGCGATCGTGCCGCGCACGTCCGATGTCTGGACCGGGATTAACGCGCTGCGGAATATGCTGCGTTTTTGCGTGTTTCATGAGCGCTGCAACCGGCGCCCGGAGATTGACGGGCAGAAGTATGTTTCCGGGGTGGGTTCCCTGGAGTATTACCGCAGTTTGCCGCCGGGGTCCAACGGGTGCGTGCGGGAGATGCCGCTTCATGACGCCTGTTCCCATGGCGCGGATGCCGCACGAACCTTTGCGGAGGCGGTGAGCCGCGGCCTGGTGTCCGGTCATGCAGGGGAGCCGGAGAAGGTGAAGAGGCCTCACAGACGCCCCGACGCTCTGGAGGGGATGCTTTATTGAGATGCGGCAGGGATAGAAACATTGATTCTCGCCAACTTGAAGGAAGTCCGCCCTCATGCGATTGTTGGGGAATGGATAAGCTGACGTTTTTTTCACAGTGCCTTTCCCTGCTGGGGGATCAGGAGTTTGTGATGGATTCCCCGGCGGCCAGGGCTTGCGAGTTGTGGTTTCCATCCGTGATGCTGGAGGCCGTTTCCTATGGCCCGTGGTCGTTTGCCACGAAGGAGGCCGTGCTGGCGTGCCCGGAGGGGAACGGCCGGTTTCCGCTGCCGGAGGATTGCCTGAAGTTGTTGAAGGTGGAGGCCAGGCGCTGGCGCATGGCCGGCCGCGTGGTGATTTGCGAGGAAGCTCCTTCCCTGCTGCAGGTGCGGTTTTTGTCCAATGAGGCGGCTTTGGCAGAGATGCTGCCGGATCATGAGCCTTTGTTTGTGGAGGCCGTGAAGTGTTTGCTGGCTTCCAAGGTGGCGGCCACGGTGACGGGCAAGCCGCAGAATGTGGGCGTGTTTTTGGAGTTGTACAGGGGGTATGTTGCCGACGCCCTGTATCACGATGTGAGCCAGCGCGGGAGCAATGACCAGCATCCGCTGAAGGATATTTTGGATCGTTCCATTTTGTAGGGTTATGGGCAGTATCGGTTCTTATGCGACGAACAGGGCCAACGCGAAGAGCGCGCTGGCACAGGGACGGGCGGCGCGGGATGCCGCGTATGTGAATGCGGCCAATACCGAGGCGGAGTCCGCTTCCGCTTTGCGTCTTGCCGCCGAGAATATGGCGACAGCCAGGCGCAATCAGACGGCCGCCACGGCTTCCGTGCGGGCTGGGAGGGGCGCTTCCGGGTTTACTTCCGAGGGGTCCGGCAGCCAGGCGGAGCTTGCCGCGGCCGAAGTGCTGGAGAAGCAGATTTCCGATTTGTCCCTGGGCGCGGCGATCAGCGACCAGAGCAAGCGCTATGAGGCGGCGATGCAGCGCTGGGAGGGGGATGCCGCGCTGGTGAGCGCGCAGAATCAGGCGGCGGCTTATAAGTCCGCCGCTTCCGGGGCCCTGGTGTCCACGGGGATTCAGCTTGGCGGGGCTTTGATAGGCAGCATTGGCGCCGGAATGGGGGCTTTCGGTTCGACGACGGCCGACCAGGGGTTTTTTGCCGGTTATGATCTGGGCGGTTTGGCCGGGAGCGTGTTTCCCGGGTCTACGGCGGATCCCCGCCTGGGGATGATGACGCTGGGGGCCTGGGCGGCGAGTCCGGAGAAGAGCGGGTTTTCTTTTTACGATTACCTGGGCGGCCAGAAGTGGAATCCTTACAGGAGCGTGTGGCGATGAATGCGTTTGATGCGACCGTGAGCGCTTATGCGGAGGTGGGCCGGGATTTGTGGACGGATGTGAAGGATTGCGCGTCCCTGGGGCTGGCGTTCGTTTCCCCGGAGGAGGTGTGCCTGGCTCTGCCCTCCGAGAGGCTGGGTGAGTTGTGTTTTCCTCCTGTGGGCATGCCGGATCTTCCGGAGAGGTGCTTGTTTGTGTGGTGGGCGGCCGGGGAGCCGCGCGAGCTGGCCCGGCTGGCCCGGCAGTTTTCCCGCAGAGGTTTTACGCATGTGGCCTGGCAGCGGTTTTTGCGCGGGCCGAAGGTGCATGTTTTTTCCATTGATCAACTTACCGGTTTTATATCACGATGAGCGAGTTTTCTTTATACGGCGGGCCGTCCCTGCAGACGGCCAAGGCTGATCCCGGTGTCGCGGCGCGGGCCGCCAATGGCGATCAGGGCCAGGTGCTGGGCGCGTCCGTCCAGAAGGCCGAAGAGGCGGTTCAGGGGAGCGCGGAGGCGTTTGCCAGGATTTCCGATTTCGGGGAGATGCAGCGGCAGGAGGTGGAGCTGCGACGCATCCGGGACGAGTCCGACGCGAAGTTTTCCAGGATGCTGGCTTTCGCGCCGGGCACGAAGGAGAGCGTTTTTGAGAAGGACGGTTCCATCCGGCAGGGGAAGCTGAAAGATTTGGCTTACGAGTTCGGCCAGAAGATTGACGCGCTGGGTGGCAGTTTTTTCCACCCGGAGAGCGCCATGAAGGCGGAGGCTGTCAGGGCTTCCGTGAGGTCAAGCCTGCCGGAACGTTATTGGGGGCTGGCTGCCAAACATCAGCTGGGCGTTGCCAGACAGGCTTTCGATACGAGTTTGAAGCTGGCCGAGGAGAAGCAGGATTGGGGCGGTTACGAGAGGTCTGTTGATGACGCCGTAGCTTCCGGCACGATTTCCCGTGACGAAGGTGAGCTGCGTTTATTGAGAGGGAGGAAGAAGGCTTCCCGCCATCATTTTGAGAACCTGGCCGCGACTAACCCGGATCTTGCCGCCGAGATGATTAACCGCGGGGAGCTGGACGGGTATTTTTCCGCCTCCGAACAGGATGAGATGATGCGTTCTTTGCGGCGTCAGGACGACAACAGGCTTACGGAGGTAGTCGAGCAGACGGCTTCCCGTCCTAAGTCAAAGAACGACAGGCAGGCCGTGACGAATGCTTTGCTGTCCGGTCCCGTCTATCAGGAAGAATTGGGGTTTCATGCGGTTTATGAGCGCGACGGGGATTACAGCGCCTGCGCTCCGCAGATTGATTCTTTCATTTACCGGGTTGCGGATATGGTGAGGGCTGGAGAAGAAGGGCCGGATTTGGCGAGCAAGAAGGAAAATGTGATCCTTCTGTGCAAGCGTTACGCGAAGTCAGCCGAGTTCCAGAAGGATGTTTTGAACCGCATGGATAAGTGGGCCAAGCGCAAGGAAAAGTACAAGATGTTGAATGTTTCCGAGCGCATGAAGGAGATGGATGGGGCTCCGTTGTACCGTCAGGCGGATTATAATAACGTCATTGGCACTCTTGATGCCGAGGCGAAGAATGCCTGGCAACTCTACGCTGATTCCTCCAAAGGGTCCGACACACCCAAAGACAGTGAAGATACATGGATCAAGAGGTTCAAGAAGGAGAAGATTGAGAACCTGCAAAAGAATCTTGCCGCCAAGACCGAGATTGCCGTTCGTGATGATTTTGAGGCCTGGTTTGATGGAGAGGTGCAGGGGAACGGGAAGGAGCCTTCCTATGTTTTGCAGGAGGATATGCTTCAGACTATTTTAAGAAAAGTAACAGGTCGCAATGATTTAGTTATTCCGAGTCGTGGGAGATTGATGGATGAATACCAGCAGACTGCAAGCGAGAAATGGAGAGATAGGGATAGTGAACGGTTTAATGCTGGCCCCAAATTATTGAGTGAAGGGGAGAAGCAGACGCTGCGCCGGAAGGATATGTTGCGCAAGCCGTTTACGTTCCCTGCCATGGTTTCCGTAGATACCGTGAATACGAACGCGCCCGCCGGCATTCTTCTGCCGGAGAGCATGAGGCAGCGGTTTGGCGACGACGTTTCCGGACTGGCCGCCCTGGTTCCTTCTTCCTCTTCTTCCCGCCGCGGGAAGCCCCTTCCCGTGGTGGGCTACACCAGGGGGAGTTCCCCCCAGCTTACCCTGTCCGGCGCCAGCAAGCTGCGGATGACGTTTTCTTCCAAGATGGATACGAATGTGACGATTTCCCCTGCCAGCCCGGAAATGAGGGAGTTTTTCAAGAGAGAATATCCGGGAAGCCAGGATTGGGAGCAGGATGCCGGAGAGTCCAGGGTGCCTGCCGCCAAGCTGGGGGGGCTGGGACAGTACAGCCAGGCTTTTTATGATGCGGGAAGGAAGTATGGCGTGGATCCGAAGCTGTTGATGGCTATTGCCATGCACGAGACCGGCAAGGGAACGAGCGCCGCTTTCCTGCGCAAGAATAACGCCATGGGCATCAGCCCGAATGGAGGGGGACCGCGCACTTTTTCCTCCGTGGAAGAGAGCATTAATTACGCCGCCCGCCTGTTGAGGAAGCATTATCTGGACCAGGGGTTGACGACGATTGCCGCCATTGGAGGGAAGTACGCTCCGGCAGGAGCCGGGAATGATCCGCGCGGATTGAATAAGCATTGGGTCAACGGCGTAAGCAAGTATTACAAATCATTTTAACATTGAACATATTATAAATATTTTTCACTATGAACGACAATTTTTCCTTTGACGGGGCCGACGCTGCGGATATGCCTCTGGATCTTTCTTTTTCCTCCCTGCCGCTGCCGGAGGGCGAGGCTGCCGCCGGATTTCACCTGCCGGAGATGGAACCGGGAACAGGACAGGAGCAAGCAGCAGCCGACATTAATCTTTTGAATGGAAGCGACGTGATGGAAACCACTCCTTCCCCTTTTCCTGCTCCGGAAGATCCTTCCGAAACGGAGTTCCGTCCGCAGCTGACGGATCCTGAATCCCTGCATGACCAGGGGGCTATGATGATGTACGGCGCAGCAGAGCGAGAAGAGAGGCGCAGAAAGGATAAGCAGGCCCGGCTGATGGATGTGCTGCGGGCCGGGGCCATGGATGGAGAGGGCAGAAAGAAAGCTGCGGAACTCTGGGGCCAAGATGCTCTGAACCGCCTTGATCTGGCTAGCGAACATGACCGAGCTTATATGCTTGGGAATCGCCTGATGGAGACCATCGGTGACGGAGATAGAGATGTAGGCCGCCAGATTTACAAGAACGCCAACAATTTGTGGGGAACAGATGTTGTTACGGCAGACCAGATTTGGAAGGATTTTCAAGGGAGGCATCAGAAGACGCTGGACGCCTATAATGAAAATCTGAAGAGGGTTCAGACTGAACAGGAGGAGATTTCCCGCCGGATAGTGGATTGCGTAGCCGGGAAGGAAGGCAGCTGGGACGCGTGTCCTGCCGATTTGCTGAAGTATGCCGAGAGTCCGCAGAAGGCTGCCGATTCCATCATGAGGGCGCGGCGGGCGTATGCTTTTGCCGAGAGGCGCGGGTTTGAGGATGTCTGGCGCTCCGACGCGCTGGACATGGCCGATCTGCTGACAGTGAATGTCAACGGGAATGAGGTGCTGGACCAGCAGGCGTTGATGTTGCTGATGACCGCGATTGACCGGAAGGTTCAGGAGAGCCAGACGGATTCCGCTGCTTTCTGGCGCAATTTGTATAGAAGTTTTGCCGACACGGCGCGCGGCGCGGAGAGCCTGGGCGTGAAGGCGGTTCAGGCGGTGAGGGGCATTCCCGGCATGAGCGGAATGGAAGAGTGGTATTCCAATAATATTGCTCCCCTGCAGGGGGTGAAGGATACGTTTGACGGACAAAGGCAGCTCTTCGACCGCTACGAGCAAAGACGCGAAGCGCTGAATACGATGCAGGATGTGATGCACGAGTTCGGACAGCGGATGCGGGGCACGAGCCCTGATGCGTCCTGGTACGTCAAGGCGATTAACGGAGCCGGGAATATCACCGGGCAGAGCCTTTCCTACATGGCTCCCGGCGGCTGGGCCCTGGCGCTGGCCGGGGATATGGGGCACGCCGGGAATGCCGCCTCCCGCAACGGGGATTCCCTGGTGGACGTGACGATCAACGGGCTGCGGAATACGGTGGAGGAAAAGGGGTTTGGGGTGTTTTCCGTGTTCGGGCGCATGGGGGCCATCAACAAGCTGATGACCAGGACGGGAACCGGCGCCCTGGCGAGACTGGCCGCGAAGGTGCCGGGGCGCACGTTTTTTGCCGGGACGAGAACCGGCAAGATGCTTTCCACCCCGGCGTTTGCCTACGTGGAAGAGATGGCGGCGGAACCTCTGGCCGGGGAGTTGTTCGAGTGGACGGCCCGGAAGTTGTCCGGGATGACGGGAATGGAGGTGAAGCCGAAGGATTTCGAGGTGGTGGGCCCCGTGCTTCAGGCGATGGGGGATGTGGAGCAGTCCGGCGGATGCGCGTTGTTTGTGGCGGCCATGGCTGCCGGCCACGCTCCGAGGATGAAGCAGGAAGTGGCGGCGTTCGTGACGGATGCGCAGCGGGCCCAGCTGGCCGGATATACGAAGAAGCATGCCGAAGAGATGGCGTCTTTTTCCACGGCGGAGCACAAGGCTGCGCTGGCCCAGAAGTATTTCGAGACTGATGTATTGAAGGATCCAGAAGGAGCCGCCGAACGGGCGCGGAAGGCCGGCGCCGAGCTGGCGGACCGGCAGGAGGCCCGGCTGTACCAGATGTCCGGCGCTCTGGACAAGGTGCTGGAGAAGGCCAACATTGGCCGTATCCGCAAGCTGGAAGGAACGGACAGGTACGAGGTGAGCCTGCGGGAGGGCGCTGTAGTGAACGGCGTGAAGATGGAGGAAGACAGGAGCGTGGAGATGAACGAGGAGCAGACGGACGCCCTGGTTCAGGTAGTGCTGCAGGGGGCTTATTTGAATGGCGTCCGCGTGATGCAGGATGCCGTGCTGGGGAATGCCGCGATTTCGGAAGCCGGGAAGATGGATTTTATTGAGACGCTGGATATGTTGTCCGAGGAAGCGCCTGCGGAGTACCGGAAGGCGGCCGCCGAAACCGGAGGGATGACCGTCCCGGGGTTGATGGATGTGGCCGCGCGAGCCCAGGCGAGGATTGACGCGATTGTCCGGGAAGAGGGCGTGTCCGTCCAGGAAGCCAGAAGCAGGACGGATGCCGAAGTGATGGGGAAGGTTCAGCTTGGTTCCATTGCCGATTTGGCGGCGGCTTTTGAGAGGCGTCTTGATCATGCAGTGCGTTCCGGAGAGATTACGAGGGGGAGATCCGAGGAGATCAGGAACGGCACGGCGGCGGCCAGCTTCGCCCACCGGTTTACGATGGCGACCGATCCTGGGAGTTCCCTGCTGCTTTACGCAGGAGGCCATGCCACGACGGCCAACGTGATGGAGGATGTGCAGGAGTCCGCCCTGGTTCATTACATGAACCTGACCGGGAAGGATTGGCAGGATTTGTGGGAGCATTTGCAGGCGGCGGACGCCGTGTTGGGAAGGTACGGCGTGAGTCTGGGGACGTATGAGGGCCCGGCGCATGATGCCAGGGACGTGGTGGAAAGTTTTTCCAACCTGTCCCTGTCTTCCTCCCTGGCGGATATTGAGAGCCTGCCCGTGCCACAGTGGGTGAAGGACACCGCGGAGTTCGCCCTGAAGAATCTGGAGGATTCCGCCCGCATCATACGCATGGGCGAGCAATGGAACGAGTTTGCCGCGACGGACGAGGGGAAGAAGTTTATGGAAGAGCACGGAGGCCTGGCAGACGCCCTGCAGGCCGTGGGCGTGAGTACGGAGAGCGTTTTCCGCCAGGCGCGGATGGATGCCGCGCAGAAACTGGATGTGGAGATGGTGCACGCGGACCTTGCTTCCCGCAGGGCTCCGGGGGATGCCACGATGACGCTGGGCGAGCTGGAGGCACTGGAAGAGTCCATGGCGCGGATGGATGCCGCGGAGGATGTGGAAGAGACCGCGGAAGAGGAGGATGAGACTGATCCCGTGACCGGCATTGCCGGGAATTCGGCATCCCCCGCTCCGCTGGTGGAGGATGCCGGCGGCTCCCTGGAGGGGGTGGGGGAAGAGGCCGAACACGATGAAGAGGCCGGCGCGGAGTTCCGCGATCACGCGTTTGTGCGGGTGGCGCCGGATTGCGTGTTTGCCCAGGTGCGGGTGGATTCCCTGGCCCTGGCGCCGGATGTGGAGCAGTTCAAGCAGGGAGATCATAATGAACGCGGAGCCGTGAAGGGGCGCGAGCTTCAGGGATGGTTCCGGGAAGACGCCCAGCCCATTTCCGTGTGGCGGCGCAGGGATGGAGCCCTGCATGTGATTACCGGACGCCACCGGTTTGATTTGGCCGTGCGCGACGGGGTGGAGTTTATTCCGGCTTACGTGTATGAAGAAGATGATGCGCATGACGCCACTTGGGCGAAGATGCACGACGTCGGGCAGAATATGCTGGACGGTCAGGCGTCCGCGCTGGAGGTGGCTTTTTTTGTCCGGAATTCCAATATGGGCCGGGACGAGATGGAGGCGCAGGGGTATTTGCGCCCCGGTTCCGCCAATGTGATGGGCTGGGATATTGCCACCCTGGCCGGGGATGAGGTGTTTACCCGCCTGAAGAACGGGGTGATTACGGATAACGAGGCGTGGAAGGTATGCCGCCTGTCTTCAACGGAGGCGGGACAGATGCTTGCCCTGCAGCTGCGCGAGAAGGGGAAGCCGTGGGATTACGTGGCGGCCTATGTGAAGGAGGCGGACCGGGTGGCTGCGGAGAAGTCCCGGGAGGGAGAGGCGTTTGATTTGTTCGGCAACGATACGTCCTGGCAGGAGGATTGCGAGAAGGTGGCCCGCTTTGCGGCCCGGGGGATTTCCCTGATTGCCGAACGCCTGTCCCTTCTGAAGAAGTCCAGAGGCATCAGCCGGCGGAAGGATTTGGCGGGCAGGATGGGCATCCGCCTGGAGACGGACGCAGATTTGAATGCGGCCATTCATGATTTGGAAAGAGCCAAGGGGGCATGGCAGTCCCATGACCCGGCGCTGCACCTTCATGACCGCGCCCTTGCCTGGGACGGCACGAGTGAAGTGAATCCGTTCGAGCGTGTGCCCGTTTCCGGGGCGACGTTTTCCGTGGTTGCCATGGATAGTTCCGGAACTGTCCTGGCTCCGGAGACGTTCGTCACCCGGGAAGACGGAAGTCCTGACTGGTTTGTGATTCCGCGCCGCAAGAGGCAGCCAGCCATGCCGGTGCGGCTGCTGGTGGGTTCCGATGTCGGGGAGCATCGCGGCTATGGACTGACCCATATCCTGGCTTCCCGCGGGTTTTCCTTCTGGAAGGACCGTTCCCCGGAACGCTATATCAGTTCCATTCTGGCGAATGTGAGCGAGCTTTACGAGGTGGCGCCCGGGCGTGAGCTGCTGGTTAAGGGAAGGCAGCCTTCTTCATGGATGCTGCTGCAATTGGACCGGAAGGACGGGTTTTATTCCATTGTCTCGGCTTATCCAGTGCGGCAGGGCAAGAAGCCGCTGGGGAAGAAGCTCCCCCTTGCAGAGCGACAACCTGCAAACGCGAATAGCGGCACCGCGCGCCTAGGTCCAGGATCGGCAAGCAAGGCCGCTCTGCCGTCCCAATCCGCTGGCGGGGGAGATGGTTTTTCCTTACCACAAGGGGCGCATGTTGTCAACGTGAATGAAGTGGAATGCCGGTTTGACGACGGGGCTATTGTTCCGGCGACGTTTTCCCTATCTCTGGAAAAAGAGGCAATCAAGAAGGAAGCTGTGGCTGCGGGCACGTTCATGAAGGCCCCGAACGGGAAGGAAACGAATCTGACGGAAGACCAGTGGCTTGCCGTGCGCACGGCGGCGTTTAAGAATTGGTTTGGCGATTGGGAGAAGGATCCGCAGAATGCTTCCAAGGTGGTGGACGAGAACGGGGAGCCGAGGGTGGTGTATCATGGGACATACGGTGATTTCACGGTGTTTGACAAGGCCATGATTGGATCTGCTACTGATTATGGTTTATGGGGCAGAGGATTTTATTTTACCAATATGGAGAATACTCCGTACGGGAACAAGAAGCTGGCTCTGTTTCTGAATTTCAGGAATCCTTTTATTTTTAATGATTACAAGTCCGCCGAAGAGATAGGCGATTATTTAAATATCTGGGATGGGAATTTTCATGAAGATGACAGGTTTGGAATATTCCGGCCGTATGCGACAGGAGCGGCCCAGATAGCCGATAGTGCTCAAGAAAGAGGACATGATGGACTCATTGCTGTACTGGGTAAATGGACGGAGTACATTGCCTTTGAGCCGAATCAGATCAAGTCCTCCACGAACAACCGGGGGACGTTTGATCCGAAGAATCCGGACATTACGTTTTCCATTGTTTCGGCACAGGAACAGGGCTTGTTCCGGGACGGCCATTTTGAGGCGGGCAACGCTGTGATTACGGAACCGGGGGTGACGTTCTCCATTACTGCCCTGCATGCTTCCCCTCACAGTTTTCGCAAGTTTGATACGGCGTTCATGGGCAAGGGGGAAGGAGCGCAGGCGTATGGCTGGGGACTTTATTTTGCGGAAAATCCGGAGGTGAACCGGAGTTATATGAACCAGTTCGCGCAGGATAAGACGACATGGAAGTTCCGGGAGGTGGAGACTGGCGTTATAGAAGTGATGCAACGATCCCTGGTAAATAGTTTTTTGCCGAAGGATGCCCTGCCGGAGGCCAAGGAGGACGCGTCAGATATCGCCTGGTCTGTTCTTGGCGATTTGGTTGATGCCTCCAAAGGAAGCATGACTGTTTCAGACATCGCCAGAGAGGTGATGGAGGAGATTGAAATCAACAGGAAACACGCGGAGGAGTATCCCCAGGAGCGGGAGAAAATGGTCCAGCTGGAAGGCTTTCTACTTTCTCTGCTTGATCATCTGGACGAGATAGAGGTCAGGACGGGCATGCCTTCCAATTACCGCGTGGAGCTGAATGTGGAGGATTATTTGGACTTCATGGAAGGAGGGGAGCTGCTGTTTTGGGATAAAGGGTACGGCTCATCTACAACATCCAGAATAGGAGATTGGCTTCTGGATGAGGGCAAGGAAGAAGCGTATTCTTTGTTCAACGACAAGGATCCGGAAAATGGGTATTGGATGGGGGGCAAGATTTACCGCTCGTTGGAGGATGCCTTGGGAAGCCCCAGAGAGGCGAGCGAGTTTCTGTTAAGGCATGGAGTGAGGGGCATCAGGTACGCAGACGGTTTTTCCCGCTGGAAGGCGGAGGAGAAGCAGACGTATAATTACGTGATTTTTGACGGCAACGATATTAAGATTACGGCGTTTGCGGACGAGTCCACCGGGGGAGCGTGGGCGGATTATGAGGATCCGACGGCGAGTTTCTCTCTTGCCACGAGAGAAAGTGTCTGGGTGACGCTGGAGCGGGAGGCGCAGAAGAACCGTTTGGAGGTGCTGCGCAGCCAGACGGCAAAAGCGTTGGAGACATGGCGCCGGGTTTGCGCGGCCAACGATGTGAAGCAGGGAGACGGCGCGGAGGCGTTCGGAAGGGTCATGGCCGTGGTGGCTTCCATTTACAAGACGCTGCCGGAGGGGTACAGGTTTGGCCTTTACCCTTACATGAGAGCTGCCGAGAATCTTGCCACCCGTCTGGAGGACGGTCAGGCATGGCTTTCCGATGAGCTGAAGAAGGAGACGCTGATGGACGATACCAGCGAGCGCATGGATGCCGTGATTGACAAGCTGCTGGCCCGCACGCTGGAACAGGCAGACCGATATGCCGTCGACCAGATGCGGGCGGAGATGGTTGCCCGCATCAAGGCCGTGCAGCCGACGAAGAAGGCCAGCGGGAAGTTTAACAAGGGCAAGTTGAGCGCGGAGGATTACAGGCATTTGCACGGGATAGTCGCCATGATGAATACGGACCAGGAGGCGAAGGAGAAGCGAATGCTGGAGCTGGAGGGCGTGCTTTCCAGCAACCAGTCCACCGAAGAGGAACGGGGTGCGGCCGAGCTGGAATTGAAGGATTGGCACACGTTCGGATATCTGGCCGGGATGGGACTGGAGCAGACGCGCGCCTGCGCGCGCGCCCTTGCCCTGTTTATCACGACGGGACGGACGGCCTGGTCCACCCGGTTGGACGAGGAGAGGCGCCGGACGAAGTTCAAGGCCGAGAAGATTGTGGAAGGGCTTGGGCAGGCCACTCCCCAGGGAGGACGTGACGCGGAAGAGGATGCGAAGGCGTCTACGAGAACGAAGGCGGCCAAGTACCTGAAGTACGGTTTGCAGTCTTATTCCCAGCTGTTGAATGGATGGAAGAAGATTCCCGCCCTGCGCGGTCTGGCGCATGCCGAGGTTACTGCGATTGCCGAGGCGAATGTGGCGTTGAGGAATATGAAGCACGCCCGGGACCGGGAGGTGACGGCCCTGGTTAAGCGGTGTTTTGGCGTTCAGCGCACCAAAGATGTGGCAAGGGTTCTTTCCGATTTCAAGAAGACAGGGGATTCCGGCGTAGTGCTGAATCCGCTGGTGAAGGTGGAGCGCACCGTGAGGATCGCCGAGGCCCGCGAGTGGGTGGGGTTGTCTTTTGAGGAGAGGGAGGAACGACGCAAGGCAATCAGGAAGGAGTACAATGACCGGGGGCTTTCCGACGATAAGGCGTCCGTGCCGGAAGCGCTTATTCCGGAGATGCGCCGGCAGCTTGCCGAGCTGGATGAATTGGTGAAGGCCGGAGACGGACGGGCCAGAAGGAGGAAGAATATTACGGCGAAGGAGGAAGTGGTGCGCCCGGGCAGGAAGGGCGAGACGTTGAAGGTTTCCCGCGCCCAGGCGATGTATGCCATTTTGCTTTACGAGCAGGCCGAGTACGTGGAGACGATGCGGAATGAAGGCATTGGAGAAGCGGAGGTTGCCCGCCTGCGCGAGTTTGTGGGCGCCGAAGGGCTGGCGTTCGGCTACGGCCTGCGGGAGCTGATGAACCGGCAGGGAAAGCTGCTGGCCCGTGTGTATGAGGAGCGTGAGGGGGTTCCCTTCCCCGCGGTGGAGAATTATTTCCGGGCCGTGTTCCGGGCGGACCACAAGCTTGATACGAAGGCGTCTTTCGGGGAACAGACGAATGCCGTGGCCGGCGGGGCGAAGTACGGGATGCTGATTCCCAGGCGGAAGCACAATTTGCACCTGGCCTGGAATATGGATTGCGAGGCCGTGTTCCAGGCGGCGAGCGCCGAGGTGGAGAATTATATTTGCACGGCGGATATTACTGCCCGCTGGCGCGGCATTCTGGCGGACAAGGAGGCGGCAGCGTCCCTGAAGGAGCACATGGGGCGCCACGGGATTGATTCGCTGCGGCACTGGCTGGATGTGATCGACGGGGCCGGAGTGATGGAGGGGGGCGCCCTGCTGGCCGGAGCCCAGGCGACAAGCCGCTTCCAGAGCGCCAAGGCGGTGGCCCTGCTGGCCTGGAACGTGCTGACGATGCTCAAGCAGACCAGCGGCCTGATGCACGGGATGTTTGCCGGGGAGGTTGGCATGGGGAGTTTCCTGCTGCACCTGGGGCAGACGATGTCCATGACCGGACGCATGGGGGTGTTTGAGGTGATGAAGACGGAGGCTTTCCGGGCGAGGACCAATGACGCTCAGGCGGAGCTGGTGAGCCAGCTGATGGGGTATGCTTCCGATCAGAATTACACCGGAGCGATCAGGTTTTCCATGGCCGGCATGAGGGCTATTGAGAAGATGGACGTGTGGAGCAATGCCGTGTCCATGGCCGCCCTGTATAACGCGAAGTGGGCCGAGCTGGAAGAGGCAGGAAAAAGGACCGGCGTCCCGATGACGGATGATGAGATGCACGCCCTGTGCATGCAGAGCGTGACCCGGGCGCTGGAGCTGGTGGCCCAGCCGCTGACGCAGAGCCAGAAGAGCATGCTGGGGGCTTCCACGGGCCTGTTTGCGAAGATGGCCTGTTTTATGAGTTCCGAGGTGTTGAATAAGGTGGGGATGATCGTTTCTCATGTGAGCTCCGGGAATTGGGGGCAGGCTCTTGCTTTATATGGAATGATGTCCGTTGCCGAACAGACGGTGATTGCCCTGTGGCACGCCCTGCTGGATGACGAGGACGAGTGGGAGAAGAACGGCGGATGGTTCGGCGCCATGCTGGGGGCTCCTGTTGCCATGATTGGCGGGGTGCCGATGCTGGGTGCGGCGGTGGAGTTTGGCTACAAGCAGGCGACTGGACAGCGTATTTACGCAGGCACCGCGTCCGGAGTGATTGATTATTCCGCGATTTACCGGGCGGCCAAAAATACGTGGAAAGCCGTCACCGGGGAGAAGGAGATGACGTTTGCCGATTGGGCGGAATTGATTCTGCTGGATGCCAAGGCGGCCGCTTACGTGGCCGGAGCGGGCGCCGGGAGCCGCAGCAAGGCGGCTGATTCCGTGGCGTCCTGGCTCTTGTCCGTGGCTGGGGTGGCGAATTTGTCCAAGCCTGGGTTTAAGCTGGCGGAGTGATTCCAAAATATTGCAAGCTTGTGTTTCATTTTGTGCGCCATTATGGTGTGGACTCATGAAAGGCTTGCTGATTGCTGTTTGCGTTCTTCTGGGGGTGGCGCTGTTGCCGATGCCTTACGGGTATTATATGTTCCTGCGTTTAGCTGTCTGTGCTTATGCTGTCTTTGTATTTGCACAGGAACAGAAGAAGGGAGTTTGTTTTGGAAGCGTGTCAGCCGCCGCTATTGCCCTGCTTTACAATCCCATTTTCCGGGTGCATTTGGAGAAAGAGGTCTGGATGTGGGTGAATGCCGGAACCATTGTTCTTTTTTTGTCCATTATGGCGCCATGGTCCATTATCTGGAAGAAGGTGAAGGGTCCGGTTAAAGTCCTGTTTGTGCTTCTGGTAATTGCTTCCGCCGCTTTTGCTGTTGTCAAATATAGAGAGAATGAAAGGCTGGAGAAGGTGGCCACCCATGAGCGAATGCAACAGGAGCAGGCGAGAGCAAAGCAGGAAGAGAAGATGGAATGTTACAGAGCAAGGAAAGGATCGAATACCAAGGAGATGGTCTTGATGGATCTTGTGCTGTTTGCTACCGGAGATGAAGGGGCGAAAGAGAGATTCCGCGTACGTTGGGGCGAAGATGCTGTTTCCCTCCTTGATCTGGCTAGCGAACATGACCGGGCTTATATGCTTGGGAATCGCCTGATGGAGACCATCGGTGACGGAGATAGAGATGTAGGCCGCCAGATTTACAAGAACGCCAACAATTTGTGGGGAACAGATGTTGTTACGGCAGATCAGATTTGGAAGGATTTTCAGGAGAGGAATGCATGCGTTGTGGAGGTAGAAAAGAATATGAACGCGATCAACGCAGAAGACTGGAATAGTAATGGAGCCGAAGTTTTTGCTAAGAGCTTTTTCAAGAAGCAGATACAACTCAAGATTCCGAAGTAGGGAAATAGTAGAGCTAAATTCTTAAAAAGCACCACGAAACTTTCTGAAAGGAATTTATTGACTTGGAAAGAACCGATACATATAAGGGAGAATATGGACATTAAAGAAGCTGTTTCAATTTCTTTCAAGGCATTAGGTAAGAAAGAAGCCCACGTAAACGATATAGCGGAGCATATTGTTCAGCATATCGCTGAATTTCAAGGGGCATCCGTTGAGGACATGAAGAAGAAGGTTAATTCTTTTTTGGCAGCCAATGTCAAAAGCAAGACACCGGTTTATGCAAAGGTTATCAATCCAAAGACGAAGAGATCCAGAAAGGGGCTTTATAAGATCAAGCCGGAGCCAAAAGGTACTCAAGTCATCAGAACAGAACCTGACCGTAAAAAGAAACCAAACCCCGGAGGAGATAAGCAAGTACAACTCCCTCTTGTCTTTTCCAATACTTCCTGCGACAAGATCTTTTGCGGTAAAGGTGGTGAATTTGCTGTAGTGAGTGAATTATTATTCCGTGGCTATAATGCCAGCATTATGTCTGCTGATGAAGGAGTTGATATTACAGCGTCAAAAGGAGACAAATTTTTCTTTATTCAGGTTAAAACTTCTTTTTTCAAAGAAAACAAGCTTTCTGTTTTCATTAAACCGAATAATTTTATCAACAGCTCTACCGCTAATATATTTTATGTGATTGTGTTCCGCTATTCATGCGATGGGCATATGACTAATCGTTTTCTCATTTTGCAAAATGGGGATATTAACAGAATGCAACACGGAGGATATATTAGCACATCAGACGCCGGAATGACAATCAAGGTCAAGCAAGACAATAGAGGATTGTTTATCTATAACCGAGATAAACAAGAAGACGCAACCTATTACCTAGATAATTTTGATCTCATTAGGTAGAAACTTATTTAACAAAAAAGCCCCTGACCCGGAGGCCAAGGGCTGAACAGGAGCGCTTTTCTGGGAGGATGCTACTGTACACGGCTGTAATGGCAATAAAAAACCGCCCGCGTTTCCCAACGTGGACGGCTAACGGAAAATAAAAAAGAGGGTTTACCTATAACATACCTCTCTATTACGTCAAGCTTTCTTCCAGCGTTCCAGCGTTTCCACATAGATGCCGGAGATTTTACCGCCGTCCATGGGTTCGATGTCTCCGAAGTCGGGATTGAGTGGATGTAATACGTATTCCATTTTTCCGGTTTCCGGGTTTTTCCTGCGAACCAGTTTTTTGAGCGTCACCCCTCGTTCATCGTGGTATTGAACAATGGTTCCTAACTTGGGGATGGGAGGGATGGTGTATTTTTTCATGATGACCACGGAGCCGTCCGGGATGGAGGGTTCCATAGAGTGACCGTTCACGCGCAGCAGGTATTCCCCTTTTTCCAGTTCACGGTATAACCAGATGTCCTGCGGGATGGTGTCTCCATCCGCCAGATTGCCGGCGGCAATGTTGCCGATGATTCGTCCCTGAGCCTCCAAGGGAGGGGCTGTGAATGTTTCTACCGGGGTAAACTTCTTGCGGGCTGCCTCTTTTTCTTTGGCGGCATTTTGAATGGCGGTATTGACGAATTCCAGGAAGGTTTCTTTGTGGGCTTTAGCGGCCTCACAGATAATGTCCCATTCTTCATCTGTGAAGTCGATGACGATGCGGGGAGAGGATTCGGCTTCTCCGTTCATAAGACGCTGAATAACAAGGATAGCCTTTGCGGGAATATTGATGGATGACGAAAGCCAATTATCTACCTGACGCTTGGAAACTCCACATTGGTTAGCGAGCCATTCTCTGTCTCTACCAATAACCTTGAGCCATTTTTTTACGTCTTCTTTTGTTGTCGTCATGCATTGATATTACAGCATTTTGCTGATATGTCAACACCTTGTTACCTAGCAATTTCAGTATTATGCTGAAAATATATCTTGAAATATTCAGTTATACGCTGTAATTTGAGGCCATCAGTTACGGAAATAGATGAAAACAGAAATCGACTTAGACAAATTGCCGGACGGCTGCAAGAGCCATCTGCTGGCCGAAGCGGAAGAAGGATTGAAGCCTTCGGAAGCTATTATCCGCATCATTGAACGAGAATCATTCCGCAGGGGATTCCGTGTTCACCTGACCACGGCTAGCAACCTTCCCCGCCCGAAGAACCCCAAGAAGCCGGCAGCATGAATATGAAAACCTCCCCCCAAGAAAGAACCACAAGTATGCAATGGGAAAACACCAATAAGAAACTGGTGATTTACGCAGATGAGCTCCGTACAGCTCTACCGGAGGAAGGAGAGTTCTATGTAGAGGTTGCGGGCAGGGCTTACAAAATGAAGCCTCTCAAGGAGAGAACAGCATTGTTCGCTTCATCCGTTTATACGGACGAACCTCATTTGCTGCATGACTGCCTGGTTGTGGCGGAAGGCGATTACTGCCTTCTGGCTATTCGTCGTCGTATTCCGCAAGGCGCTGACCACGCGGATGGAGATGAAGAAAGGAAGTCCAGCAACCTCGAACCCAAGAAGCCGGAGGCATAATGGAAATAGACTGGTCCAACATTGTCGAAGGCATCTGGAAACAATTTCCCACAGCTCTCGCCTGCTTTTGGATGGGGCTCCATGAAGGGAGAAAAGAAAACAAGAACCAAAAATGAATACAAATACTGAATTACCGAGGAACGCTCGGATGTTGACCAAGGAAGAAGCAGATGACTGGGACAAGATCTGTTCCGATTTCGACCCCATTTTCCTCGAAGTAGATGGAGAAATACGCGAGTTTGAAAGAATAAGTTCCTGTCCTTCCCCTGTTCTGGGGAAAGGTTTCCTGGTATTGGCTGTCTCTTGCCCTGAATGGGGGAAAGAGAAACTAATGATTGTTGCCAGATGTAAAGAAGGAAAGGAGGTAGTTTGAATGAATAACGCGGAATCTGGAATTCGCGTTAGGGATGGAGAGGATGTAATCATAAGTCCCGTCGGAGCGCTTCTTAATCAGCGCAATGTAATCAGCATTCACGATATGGGGACGACCAGAAGAATCTTCTATTGTGATGAATTTAGGCATAACGGAATAGTAGCCTGACAGCTTTCATCTTCAAGAATAATGAGCCGGCATGCGCATGAATTTAGGCAATACGAGCACATTCAAAGCCAAGGCGTTACATTGGCAGGCTCTCCATTTTTATTTAAGTAATAACAACCAATATCAATCACTAACAAATAACCAATGATGAACTGGACTGAATTTATTGTTGTGACGCTGCTTAACATGGCAGGCTACCTGTCCGCGTTGATGCTTGGTATCAGCCTGGGAGAGAAACACATCATACGCCAGGTAAACAGAACCCTGGATCAGATGAGAAAGGAGCGGGCATGATTATCGAATACGACGACGAAGACCGGTGCATCCGGGTGGACGGTGAAGCGATCTCCTACGGCGTTGCGGTTGGACTCCTGGAGCAGATTGAGCAGGCCATCGACGAGTGGGATTTTGACCACGCCCCCCAGTGCGACAACCCCGACGGACACTACGACGACTGAACCATGGAAGAAGACCTGATCGAAGAATTGAAGCTGCTCGGCTGGCACGAGCTTTAACAATGAAAATATTATGACCTACCCTGAATCAGAGTTTTACGACTGCAAGACCCTGGCCCTGATGTACGATTCCGACCGGGATGTGATCAAGCGAACCGTCCATGAGTTGAAGGACAAGGGGCATGTGATCGAGATCCTGTACTGGGGCAAGCAGGGGAAGATGAAGGTGCACGGCAAGCAGTTCCGCCGGGCGTTACTCCGAGAATACGGAGAAGGAGGAGTGAGCAAATGAATACCTTTTTCAAGTTCTTGGGGGCCTGCTCCTTTGGTCTTTCCGCTGCGTGCCTGTTCTGGCTGGCGGTGGAGCTGGATAACGCCGAGCTCCAGGCGGGCAAGTCTCCGCATTCCGGGTTTTGCCCGGAGTCTCCCACTCCCATGAAAGCTTTTGACGGCTTGGAAAAACCGTCCCGCCCTCACGGTATGAGGAAACGCAATAACCAATAGAATACCAATACAATGGACAATACCGAAGAAAAGAATGCGCAGTCCTGCACGCCGGACGAAGCCTGCTGCTGCGATACTGTTGCATCCACAAAAGAAGAAATCAGCGCCGCGCTTGATAACCTTGTTGATTTGATTAAGCGTTACGATGGGCGCGCTATTTTTTCCGCCTTTTTGGAGGTCCCGGAAGAAAGAAAAACTCGGCACATATTAGAATCCTCCAGCTCCGTTTTTCAGTCTGAGAGAATGAATTTCAAAGTTTACGGGTGGACGAGCGCTTTCGGCTATCTTCTCAAAGCAAACGAATGCTTTGATTGCAATGTAAACACTATGGGAGAAGGTGTTCGTTTGTTCCTTGAACAACAGCAAAAAGAGAAAATGAAAAAGAGGATGAATCCCATTGCCGCCATGCTTGGAATCGTTGGATGCGAGTGCGAGGAATGCGAAGGATGATTCAGTTGGCAGGGGGGCGGCGGCCACCGATCCCCTGCCTGTTACAACAATCCGTCGAAAGATTATGAGTAACGCAAAACCTTATAAACCAAAATACGAGGACAGACAAGGACAACAGGCCCTTACCCTGTCAACCCCGAAAGAGCTTGCTGGCTTTTTAACCAGGTCAAAAACCTCCATTGCCGCCGCTCTGCCGGCCCATCTCAACCCGGACCGTATGATTCGTCTCGCGGTAACTTGCTTTTCACAAAACCCAGCCTTGCAGCGGTGTTCCGCTGTAAGTATCTTTTCCAGCTTGCTCATTGCCTCCCAGCTTGGGCTTGAGCCGGGAGTAGCCGGGCAGGGATATCTTATCCCCTACAAAGGTAAGTGCACCTTTGTTCCCGGCTGGCAGGGCCTTGTAGGACTGCTCAACAACACGGGCAGGACTACCGCCTGGACGGGGGTAGTTTACGAGGGCGACCAGTTCCAATTTGAGCTTGGAGCCTATCCTATCCTCCGCCACATCCCCGGCATCAATTACGGGGATGAGGACAAAATGACATGGGCCTATGCCTGCGCCCGGGTTAACGGAGCGGAAACCCCTGTCATTGAGGCATGGCCCATGGAACGCATCTGGCGCCACAGAGACGCACACAACGAGGTCGGAGAAAAGCATTACTCCTACAAAAACCGCGAAATGTACGCCCGCAAGGTGGTTCTGCTGCAAGTTCTCAAATACATGCCGAAAAGTGTGGAAGTGGCAAATGCCATTGAAGTCTCCCATGCCGCGGAAACGGGGCGTGTCGTCAAAATCGACGACGGCGTTGTCATTGACGGCGAAATTGTATCGAAAGATGACCCCGGCATAGATGACTACCCGTTAGACCGTCAAGACCCGACCCCGATGCCGGAACCGGCCCCAGCCTCCGAACCCTCCACCACAAACCTCCTTTAAACGCCATGAGCGAACAACTTGTAATTATCCCCCTGAATGTGAGCGCCAAAGGCGAAGTGCTCTCTTCCAATCTTGCCGAATTCCGCGCCTCCGTCAAAACCGTCCTGGACAGTATCAGCCTCACCCCCGAAACCGATGAAGAATTCGGCCTTGCTGAACAAAACGTCAAAATGCTCAAAGGAGCTGAAGATACTGTCAAGGCGGCCAGGGAAAAAGCCCTGAAGGATGCCGAGAGCCTCCATGAATTCTTTGCCGCGCTGGACGAATCCAGTGAAGAAATCCGGCAAGCCCGGCTCACCCTGGAAAAGAAGATCGCCGGGGAGAAAGAGAAAATCCGCAATAAGCTAATCGATGACGCCCTTGCCCGCCTGGAATGCGCTCCCCATTTGAGGAAGAAATTATTTGGCGGTACAATGGCGGAATCCATCAAGAACAAGCGCACCATTAAAAGCATTGAGGCCGCGCTTGATGCCGCCGTGGCAAAAGCAAACAAAGACATCACAACCAATCGTGAAATCATTTGTGAATTCATTGATTTGTACGGTGATAACCTCGTGTGGGACGAAGACGAACTGGAAACGAAATCCACTATCTATGTTGAGGCTGAGCTGCGTCGTCGTCAGGATGTTGCCAAAGCCGCCGCAGAACGCGCCAGACTGGAGGAAGAGGCCCGAAAGGCACGGGAAGAAGCTCAACGGGCAAAAGCGGAATTGGAAGAACAGGGCAAACCTCCTGTCCCTCCGGCCCCCGCCTCCATCAACATGACCGCGTTTGACCAGGAACCGGTACAGGCTCCTGCAACATTCCCGGCTCCAAAAAGCGAATCAGAAGAATGGAGGCAATTCCAGGAATCCGTTTTTGAAGCCTTTGCAAAACTCAAGGATGCCCGAGAGAAGCTTACTCACCCCGCCAACAAAAGCCGCGTTGCCTATTTTGCTCAAGCCGTCAACGAGGCCTGGAAAGCCTGCATAGCGGAAGGAGGTGAGAAATGAAAATCTGGCCCTCCATGGAACAACGTTCGGAAGCTTGGTTCCGTGCCCGTGCCGGCCGTCTGACAGCCAGCAATTTTCACCGGGTTTTAACTCCCTCGGGAAAAGACTCTTCCCAATGGCGAGAACTTGCCATTGAAATGTGTTGCAGCCGCATCCGTCCTGATGAAATACAGTGGGAAGGAAACCGCCACACGGACCGCGGGGAAGAACTGGAACCGGAAGCGCGGGAAGAATTCAGCCGAATCATGGGGCTGGAAGTGGAACAGGTGGGATTTATCGTCCAAGACAATGAACTGGTGGGCTGCTCCCCTGACGGCATGATCAAGATCAATGGGCAGTACGCGGCGGGTGTGGAGCTGAAATGCCCTCTTGCAAAAAATCACGCGGAATACCTGCTGGACGGCGTATTACCCGGCCAATACAAGGCGCAGGTACACGGTTCCATGATTGTGACTGGATTGCCCTACTGGTACTTCATGAGCTACTGCCGGCGTCTCAAGCCCCTGATTTTACGGGTGGAGAGAGACAGCTATACCGACACGCTACAAGATGCCCTTGAACGGTTTATCATTTATTACGCGGACGTTTATAAGCGCATCATGCCTATCCTTTCCGAAGGGCAGAAGGTCGCATGAGGATGTCATTTGAATTCATAAATTAAACATTAACTAACAATATTATGCAAAAAATAAAAAAAGTCTATCTGGTCCCTTCTATGGGAGAAAATATTCTGGCCTTCACCAATTTTTCCGGGGCCTGGGAAAACGTCTGCCAGCACCCTGACCGACGCGTTTACACGGTCAAGGGGAAACTAGCCGCCCGTTACGCCCCTCTGCAGGTTCGTCCTTCCGTCCTGACGGCGTGCGAGAGTGTTCCAAAAGATCCCCACATGGAGAAGCTGAAAGGAGAGATTGATGCCGTAGCCTGTGCTATCGTGGAATCCTGCAACCTCAAGAAGTACGACAAAATCCGACAGGAAGCCATAGAAGCGTTAGTACCCCTGTCCTTAAGTTTTTCTGTAAAAGTGGATTATCAGAAATTCCGGGCCGATGCCAGCATGAGCGGAAGCATCAAAGTGAAGGGAGAAGGTGTAGCCCTCCTTCCGGATGATTGCCAGCCGGAATTCAATTTTGATGGAGATGAAAATGAGGAAGGAGGCGAAATATGAAGATTTTCCTCCCCATCGTCCCACCGAAGACAACACACCATTCAAAGAAGATTGTCCGCATAGGAAAGTTTCACAAACTTGCCGACAAGCCGGAGTTGACGGAGGTCATTAGTGACTACATGTCTCTATTACAGCCCTATGCCCCCCCTCGTCCCCTCTCCGGACCAATCATTCTGAACCTGGAATTTGTATTTCCTTGGCGAAAGTCGGAACCGAAGCGGAACCGCATTTTAGGAAAGATCCCGATGACATCCAAACCGGACAGGGACAACATGGAAAAGACTCTCAACGATGTGATGACCAAGCTTGGCTTTTGGACGGACGATGCACAAATCTTTGACGGTCGAACATCCAAATATTGGGGCGATAACGTCGGAATAACCATCGAATTTGCAGAATGGAGACCAACCAAATGAAGACCATACCGCGAGAATTCAACAAGCATGGCTATTCTTACACGCTTGTCACACGTATCGGAGATATTGCCATTTACAGTCAGGAAAAGGAATCACACCGGAATTTTGAGGTCATGGTTATTCGAAAGCGCAAATCTGACAATGACTTTGCCGGAACAAAGGCTGGTGATGAATACATGCCAAGTCCTGAAGAGTGGGGAATTTATGGATGGACATTGACCACATACGAGGAAGCCATTCGGAAAGCGAAAACATGGTTACAAAAAGGAGTTCCCGACTATGAAAGCAGATGAAGAAGACAAGCTGTTTCATACTGACGGCGCTTGGTGGACTTTTTTGAAATCCGGGAAGAGCCGTTGCATGGGTTGCCATAGAAGCGCATCTGGACAAAAATTATCTTGCAAGCCTTACACCTTGCTATGGCTGGCTCATCGGTGATCCCGTGCGTCTCCCTAATGCCGTGCCGCTGTCTGACATTGGGCTGACCCGTCCGCCGCAGTCTTGGAAGTACCTTACTGACGAGCAAGCGGCAATACTGGAAAGGAAGGAGCAATGATATTTGATATTGCACAACTTATAGTTTTTTTAGCCACCGTCGCCGCGTATGGATATTACCTTTATTTAATTGGTAAAGTTAAAGGTCTTCTTCAAGCGGTTAATGTCATTCTTTTAAAAAGAAAGGAAGAAAATGAAAATGACGCCTGAACAGAAAGCTTTTTTTGAGTACGGCGGAGCATGGGAACAGGTTGTTTTAACTCACAAGGGTATCAGATCGACCGTCAAAGCGTTGCCCGGGAAAACTCGCCAAAAACTTTTAAGGCAAGCCAGAAACGAGACTCATCAACATGAGCTTGTGCTTAACGCTTGGCAGAAGAGGTCCGCGTGCAGGGCGTGGCAGGTTAAAGAGAGGTACTGCGGTAACTGCAAATATTCAGACTATTCTGAATGGGATGTTCCATGTTGCGAATGCTCTCATGCCAATATCGCAGAAATCATGGACCGCTGGGAACCGAGAAAGGAGGGGGAGTGAACACGAGCGCACTACGTAAACGGGCTCTGGCCCGATACCTCGGAGGAAAGAACAGAATCGCCCCCTGGATTATCAGCTTTTTCCCGCCTCACAAAATCTATGTTGAACCCTACGGCGGTTCCGGTGCGGTGCTGCTCAACAAGCAACCTGCATGGATGGAGGTCTACAACGATCTTTATGACCGGGTGGTGAACTTCTTTGAAGTTTTGAGGGATCCGGAAAAATCCGCACGGCTGGCCAGTCTATTGGAATTGACGCCCTACGCCCAGGAAGCCTATGCCCGGTCATTTGAAATCGCTGAAGACCCCGTGGAAGATGCTCTCCGCTTTGCCGTCAACTCCATGATGAGCTACGGCGGAGGCATCCACAAGCCGGGGTTCAAACGCAACGGCTTACTCCACGCAACCCCTTATCCTCAAACGTGGCGGGAATATCCGGCCGTAGTGCGGGAATATCCGGCCGTAGTGCGAGAATGTGCGGCCGAACTACGGAACCGGAATATCGAGATCAACAACATGGACGCCCTGCAGGTCATGGCCCGGTACGATACGCCGGACACGCTGCATTACGTGGATCCGCCCTATGTGCAATCTACCCGCGGCAACCGCGCGAGGTACGCGCACGAGTACGACCAGCAAGACCATGAGCGGCTTCTTGTCTTTCTCAAGACGCTGAAAGGCAAGGTTGTCCTGTCTGGCTATGATTCCGACCTTTATTCCAGGCATCTTTCCGGCTGGAGGAAGGAATGCAAGGTCTCTTACGACACGCAGGGAGGCAAGAAAATCGAATGCCTGTGGCTTAACTACAACCCCCAACTGACGCTTTTTTGATATGGCACGTAAACCAACATCTTTAATACCGAGGACGCACCGTGAACTGTGCGAAATCGCTGAACGATGGCTCCTGGGCTCCCAACGTTGCCGGGTGGCGATTGCTGAGCCGAGCTGCATCGTTACAAACGAGCAGCCCGATGCTATAGGTTTCAAGAGTTCGGGTAGCATTTTGGTTGAGGCGAAAACCAGTCGGGCGGACTTCCGAGCAGACCTCAAAAAGCCGTTCCGCGTTTATCCTCAAGAGGGTATGGGTTATTGCCGCTATTACATCTGCGAGCCAGGGATCATCATGGAAAATGACCTGCCGGAACGGTGGGGCTTGTTGCATGTCCTACCTGGTGGACGGGTTCGGATAATACGGTACAGCAGAGCATTTCCCGAAGCAAATTACTTCGCTGAAAGGTGCCTTTTGACCGCGTGTCTTTACATCCAGAAGCCGCTAAAAATCAATACTGTCCAAGGCAGAAAAATACAGCTTTCACCTGCATTTGGAGTAGAAGCAAAAGAGACGGAAGGGATATAGAATAATGGAATACATCAATATACCACTCTACGTTATCCGCTCCAATGAGTACATAGGCGCTGATCCCACCCAGCGGGCTACGTGGCTTTCTTTGATCGCCTGGTCTTGTGACCAGGAGAATATGGGGCGGATTGCCGGGGCACGGTCTTGGGGAGACCGCCGCTGGATGCAGTCTTGCGGGGTCATGGCTTCCGAGGTGGCCGAGTCCTGCGGCCTTTTCCGTTGGGACGGGAACGACCTTGTCATTTCTTTTTACCCTGCCGACGCCCAGCGGGAGATTGAGCGTAAAAGGGAAATCGCGCGCGCCAACGGACGTAAGGGAGGCCGGAAACCAACGCCGGAACCTATACCGGAAACCAACGTTGGTTCCGACGTAGGAAACCAACGTTGGATAGCAAATGAAGCTTCGTTGGAAAGCGAAAAGAAAGGAAAAGAAAAGAAAGGGAATATAGGGGGAGAAACTACTACGGTGGACAGTACACCGGGGGAAGAAGCGCCCGCTGCTCCTGTGCTGCCTGCCCGGTCGCTCCCGGTTCGGGAACGCCTGAACGACGTCCGGGGGATGCGCTGCGCCGACAATCACGCGGATCTGGGGGCTTCTCCCGGCGCCGCCAGGTTCATGGCTGCCTGTTTGGAAATCAACCCTTCATGGTCCCGGACAATGCCAACTGCCATTGAGCAGGCAGCCGCGCTTGAGGCTTACCGTTCAGCACAGGGACGGGTGACGCCGCGGGATATGGAGATGTTGAGGGATTATTACGCGTCAGGACTGACGGAGGACTGCAAGAAGAAAGCTTTTTGGAGGCCGGACAGCCGCAAGAAGTTTTGGGAGTGCTTCGGGGATGTGCTCACCCACGCGGAACGCTGGGCAAAAGAGACACGCTGGAAGCCGGCAGCGGCCCGTAAGAAGCCGAAGCCCGAAGAACCACGGCAGCCGGAAGGGCCCGTTGTGACCACCGAAGAAGCCGCAGTAGAATTGAAGAATTGGAGAAAAGAATTGGGACTGGGAGGTGACGAATGAAGCAGGAATATAAGAATCTATTGAGGAACATTATACACCGGAAGGTGAGTCCGTCGCAGCTGCTTATTCTGATGGAAATCCGAGACCATCCGGGCAGGATGTCGCGGGAGATTGCCACCCGTTGCCATTTGGATCCCAGCAATGTGTCTCACCGGCTGGATTATCTGGTGCGGGCCGGCGACGTGATCAGAATCGGCACACGGCCTTGCGTGTTTTATATCAGCAGGCAGGGGCGTGATTTTTTAGAGTGTCTTGAGGATTCAAAGCCAACAGGTTGATTGTCTCGGGCAAGAAGTATTGATTCTCACCAAATTGACGCGCTGAAAATCAGGAGGGTAAAATATTGGTATGAGAAGGAAGGATAACAAGACCAAAGTGACCGAGAAGAAGAAGGAGTTTGCGAGGCTTCTGGTTGCGGAAAAGTTGTCCAAGGCGGACGCTTATCGTAAGGCCCACAATCGCAAGGATATGAGTAATGTCGCAGCCAGCAAGGCGGCATCCCGTTTGTCCAAAGATGACGAAGTTTTGCGAATGATTGACAAATTGAATAAGCAACTGGATAAGTCTGCTGTGCTGACCAGGCAGCAGCGCATGGAATGGTTGTCCCGCGTAGTGACAACTCCCATCGGCAATGTTGGTAGCGCATCCGATCTCTGTCAGGAGGTTTCCATGGATGAAACCGGAGCGAAATTTAAGATGCCCTCAAAAATCGCCGCTATTGCCGAGCTTAACAAGATGGATGGCGCATACACTCCTCAGAAGATGGAAGTGGATGCAGGAGAGAATTTTATAACTCTGCTGTCCTCCCTGCCTTTTGAGCCTCCCGTGAAGCAGGGATAAAAACATTGATTCTCGCCAACTTGCATTTCCCGTGTTTTGTGGCTCATGATTGAGCCATGTTAAATTTTCTGGGAATGACGCGCCATTTGTCCACGACGGCAGGCTATGCCAAGCGCATAGGCTGGCTTTTGTTCGAGGATGTGACGCAATCTCCGTTCCCGGTAACAGGAGTTTCTTTCACCGGTGTGGTGAAGACGGAACAGGGAGACTTGCCCGTTGTTATTGAACACGGCGAGCAAGAACATTGTTTGGAGCTTACTTTTCCTGCCCTGCCTGTTGGCCGCTGGCCGTATGCCATTCATGCACAGGATGAGTCCGGAGAGGATTTGAGGCTGTTTTCCGGTTATATTGGGGCCGTGGATTCTGTGGCTCCTGTTGAGTCGTCCACGGTGTACGATATTCCTGCAATGGGTATTACGATACCTGTTGAGGCAAGTAAGACGATCAAGGCCCAGTGGCTTTCCAACACGGCCTCCATTATCGCGGCCCAACAGGCGCAACAGAATGCCAACACATCCTCCACCAATGCGGAAACGGCGAGCCAGGCAGCCAAGACAGCAACGGACGCGGCAGCCACCGCTGCTGCACGGGCCGAAGAGGCGGAAGGCTATGCAGGGTCTGCCTGGGCCTCCAAAAATGCTGCCGCCGATTCTGCGACCGCCGCCGGCACGTCCGCAACTAACGCAGCCCGTGACGCCAAGAGCGCCAATGCCGCTAAAACGGCTGTGGAGTCGCTGGCTACCACTTGGCCGGAAACGGTCAGCAACGGGGAGAAGAAGATTGTTGATGCCGGGAATGAGGCTGTTACTGCCATACAGGACAAGCAAGCCGATTCTGTTCTTGCCGTGGGACGTGCCTCACAGACCGCGCAGCAGAATATAGCCGGCGCACGAACGGATGCCGTTGCCGCCGTGCAAACGGCGCAGGAGAGAGCGGTGGGGGCGATTACGCCCCTTGTCCAGCGCGCCGAAACCGCTAAAGAGGCTATAGATCAGGCGGAGGGACGCATCAATACGGCGGCGACGAATGCCGCGAATTCTGCCACTAGCGCGGGCAACTCTGCAACAGCGGCGGCTAATGCTCTGGCGGCTATTCCGCAGGTGGACGAATCCGGCAACATGACGCTTCCCGGCAATATCACTGCCGCGGGAGGCACGTTTGACGGGACCGTCAACGCCAACGGCGGCATCAACATCCCGCTGGCCGTGGGGGCGCCGACCAATGAATCCGGCGTTAATCGCCTGTACGCTTCCGGGCTGGCCGCCGTGACGGAGGCGTTTTCTCCTCAGAGTTTCCTTTCTGATTTTAATTTGTACGGCGAGAGCGTCGCCGTAGAACAGACGGTTCCCGGCCAGGTGTGGCGACTCCGCAAGATGTCCGCATATCCGGGAACAATTCAGATTAACCTGATAAATCCATTTTTAGGAGTATCCAATTATTCTGGATGGAGCGGGTTTGTCCTGCCAGTCGCTTTGGGCAATACCGGCAGTACTGCCGCCCGCAAACTGACTTTCTCGTTGGGAAGGCCGGGAAATTTCGTCAAGAAGACGGCGGCGGAGATGGATATGTTCACGCTGTCTCCGGCCTCCGGTAGTACCGCGAGTTTCCCGCGGTTTGTTGATGTGACGTTTTACATGGTTAATGACGCGTCCATGAATCCGGCGGGTTATCCGGTGAGGGTGAGGGAACTCGTCTATGATTCCACTCAGGCCAAGTGGTTATGTTATGAAACGCTTTCCGTTTTCCCGTCCACCAATACCAACCCGTCCTGCAATATGTTTCTTTCTTATCAACAGGATAGGCCGGGCCGCGACGTCAGAGCGGGATTGTGGATTGGCTCTAATGCGGCGGATTCTCGCCGTTTGTTGTGCATTGCCGACATGCACGGCGTTGTTGACACGTTCTCCTGGACTGGCGTTGGGGCTTTGTATTGGGATAGCGACGGGACCAATACGCATAGTTATCTTGGAGCGATGCGGCAGATGACGGCTCCGGGGTATAACCAGCCTAATGGGGCTTATGATGCGTTCCGGGCGTTGGAAACCCGGTTGATACAGTCAACCACCGTAACAGAATTTACACCTTATGAATAATTCAGAAATACAGATTCAGTTCCCCCGGCCCGGCAACTGGCAGGAATTCACCCTGACGCCCATTTACCGGGACGCGGGCGGTTATAGACCTCCGGCCCGCTTTAATCAGGACGATATACCCGCGGATCAGGCTCCGGCCATGGAGGCCGTCGTTGCCGCGCTGGTTGGACTGGCGGAACCGTGGCTGGCGGTGCAGGTGTGGGCGCGGCTGAAAGAGTTTTACGCTCCGGAGGAGGATGACCCCATGCGGACGGTGGAAGCCGTGGATTTGACCGTGGAGGCCGTTAATCCCCACGGGGGACGCAGGGTGTTCACTGCCCGTGACTACCCGGCTTTTATCCTGACCGACCTCGCCGCCGTGGCGTTTTTCAATTTCTTCACTACCCCTACCAATAACAACATAATCAAATGACTACTAACAATCAATGCAATCACGCGGAGGCAATAGCTAAGGACCTGTACCATACCTATGCCATCGCCAAGAACCTGTCCACGCATAGGCCGATGCTGGAATACGCTGACCTTTCGGACGATGATAAGGCCGGATGGCTGGCTGTTGCACATCAAGCGCTACCAACCATTGCAGAACATGCGATGGAAGATGTAAGGAGCTACCTCACCGGGCAGGCCAAGACCTCCACCGGCTGGAAGAAAGCCCTCTATTGGGCCGGGGTGGGTATTGTCGGCGCCATCCTTGGCGGTTTGGGAATGTCCCTCTCCGGCTGCGGGCACTCCGTGGACGTGACGCCGGAAAAGACGGTGGTCTGCAAAGACGGCTCCTGCCTCGTCATTGAGCAGGGGCATATCTCCTACAGTCAGGCCCAGCCGGAAACGGACGTTCCGCCCGTTGTTCAGATCGTACCTTCCAAGAAATAA